CGTTTCTCTCAATCACGCCAATCTCCACCGGCTTCTCACTCCTTTACCGCCCCTTGCTCTTTGGTCATATCCGCGAAAATCTTGTTAAAATCACGTTTGAAGTCGTAAGCAGACTGCACTTTTCTGCTCCACCACTCACTGTCCAGCGAAAAGTCCATCACCTCTGCCATGACTTTCCAGCTCACTCCGTTCTCCTGATGCAGCCGCTCCATCGCGTCTGCCCACCGTTGGAGATCATCCTCCGTAGGCTGCGACCTGTCTGGATAGTCAGCCAGTTTCTGCTCTGCAAAGTATCTTGCGGCCCGTAATGCCTTGCTGTCCTCGCCGTATACTGTCTCCGGCATTCTCGCGCCCTTTTTCAGTTCTCCGAAGCAAATACCCTGGTAATTGTTCGCCATGCTGTACCGTATGACCTGTGCCATTGCGGCCTCCCCATAGTCTCTGGCACAGTTGCCCAACTGCGTAATAAGGCTCTTGTACCCGGTTTCCTTGTAGTAATTGGACTTGTTCCTCTCCCACTTGTAATCCAACCATTCCAAAACAGCCGCCAACAATTCACCAGAAAACACACTTTCAGGTTCAGGAGCTCTGTTCGGTCGCTTTTTTGTGTCCTCACCCCCTTTAGGGGGGAGGGGGGGTATATTATCCTTACCTACACTATCCTTACCTAACCTAACCTGTGGCAGACAGGCGGCAACCGCTTGGCAACCGTCCGGCAACCATTTGGCAACCACGTTATAACCAGCCTTTTCTGCGACGCTGCTGTTTACCGTATATGCACCGTTTTCTTCAAGCGCAAGGAGAGAAAGTTCCTCCTTAAATCGCGTCTGCGTATACCGATCTTTTCTCAACGCATTCGCCATTCTCCAGTGTTTGATGACAATTACGCCGTTCTCGAACTGGTAAATATACCTGTTTTTCAAGAGCGTTTCCAAATCTGAAACGCTGGCGTGTGCCTTAAACATGGAGGCAGAAACCTGATTGCAAAAACCGTCATCGTCTGCCGCCATGGTGAGGTGAAGGTAAAGCGCCTGCGCGGAGGACGACATTTCCATAAAATGGTCATCGTCCGTAACGCTCTTTGTGAACATCCTCCGCGTCGCCATCAGTCCCTCTCCCCCCAGACTTTCAAAAATTCCCCAATGTCCGCAGGCTTCCCGTCGTTGTTCTCGTCCTCGCCGCATCCACAAAGTCCGCGCAGAACACAGCATTTGCAGTTGTCCTCATACTGGTCGCTGATGCACTGGCGAATCAGCATTTCCTTTACATCGTGGTCATGACACACAATGTCGAAAATACCGGGCTGTGCGGTGGTTTCTCCGTGCGGATGATCCGCTTCGCCGATCTCGCAGAGATTGACGATCCTCTTCTCCCCGCCGCAAGCACTGTACAAAGGACACGCTTTGCAATTGCCACCTTTCACCTTGTCGCAGCAGACCGTCAGCATCTCGGTAAATTCTTCTTTGGTACAAATGATTTTCATGAGTTTCCTCCCCGTCAGATACTCAGCTCGTAGTCGTCCTCGCCGCCCGGCTCATCCCACGGCAGCGGCTCATCTTCCTCGATCTCCTGAAAACCCGCCGCGCTCTGGGGCGCGTCCGCCGGACTTACATCCGGTTTCTCCCCGGCGCACAGCTTTTCCAGCGCGGGCAGCAGGTCGGCCAGTCGAAGGAAATACTCCGTCGGCACTTGCAGCAGTGTTTCCAGCGCTCCCAGCGGGATCACATGGTCGGCGCGAAGCTCGCTCCACACCTTTTCCTCGCCGTCGCGGGTGGTGTATGGCCTTTGCCGCCACGTTCCCACCACCGCTACCGCGTCGCCCTTTTCCAAACACGCGGCAAGTTTCGTGGTGGCGTTGTCGCCCACGGCACACACGTTCATAAACTGCTTGCTGTCGTACCCCATGCCAAACTCCACCTTGGGAATGTGGTTCTTGGGTATTTCCCCCACTTTTGCGTCCCGGCTGACGGAGCCAGTACAGATCATGTACTGGCTGCTGTCTGCCTTACCCTCCGCGTCTACGCGCTTGCGGATAAAAAGAGGCATTTACTCGCCCTCCCCAAAGAAACCCTTGGAAAAGTCCTCCGTGCTCTCGACCGCCGCATTTGCCGTTTCCTTGCGTTCTACGCGCTTTTTGGTCGGGGCGGTATCCTCACCCTCGGCAGAGGTTTCATCGCCAACAGGCGCGTTCCGGTGGCGTTCTACGGTGGTTTTGTCGCTGGCGGCGCGATTTTCTTCGTTGACAGAGAAATCCGTCACGGGAATGGCGCTCTCCGCAGGAGCGGCGGGGATGTCCGTCACAACGCCGTCCTCTCTGTCCTCGTTGAAGTAGCTGCGTACCTCGTTGGAAAGAGGGGCATAGCCGCTGTTCAGCAGACTGCGGAGCACAGTTTTTTTACACATTCTGTCCTGCCCGCCGTTCACGTCGTACCAAGGCGTACCGTTCAGGAGCTTGCTCTGCTCCTTGGCGTCCAACTCGCCGTTGATGAGGGCGTTGTACTTCTCCAGCTTGAAGGCGGGGGAGTAACGGTCTGCGTGGCGCAGCAGCTTGTCCATCGGCCAGTATTCCGAGCGGAACGCCCCGGTGCTGAGCTTGTAATAGGCGTAATAGCCGATGATCTTGTGGGCGTCCCGCTCCTCGTCCGTTTCGTACTTGGCAAGGTTGATAATGGGCTTTCCGGTACGGGCGTCTCGCCCCTCCCGTTCGCCCTCGCGCACCTCGATGCAGTCAATGTCCTCGTAAAAGCCCGTGGACATGGCCAGCTGGATGTAACCTTTATCACTATTCCGGCGCTTTATCATCGCGCCGGGGTGGACTATCTCTTCACACTTTTTTGTGTGCCGCGCACTTCGGGCAGTAACTCATCTTCTGCCCTACCCCGCTACATTCATCACGGGTAGTCTCTACACTCAAGTATTCGTAATGGAGACCTTTACAGGTTTTGTATTTCCCCTTTAAGTGGGCGCAGAGAGTTGTTAGCCCGTACTTTTTTTCGGCTTCTTTCAAACTCTCAAAGGTTTCGCCCGTTTCAATGCAGCGGATGGGGCGCATATAACGCTTTCCGTTAAACAACTCAATGCCTTTTTTTGCCATAGTTGTTTTTCTTTTTGCAATTGTTTCGGGGCTGGCAGTTTTCCCAATATTAGCTTTTCTAAGCTTTTCTCGCGTTTCCTGTGATACAGGATGGCCAACTTTAGGACCTTTCAGGTTGTTGCGAATTTGCGTCTCTCTTGCTGATTCGGACATATTGGCCCATTGGCGTTTTCCACACTGGCGCAAACGTTCCTTTTCAGCCGGAGTCAATCTTCGAGATCGCCCGTCTCCACCCTTTGTGCGGTTATAAGAAGGATTCAATTTATCGATGTAGTACATTTCTCGCTCATTCAGCATCTCAACAGGGCACTCCTCCAAAACTTCAAAAGAAAAGCACTCAACCCCGTATTTCAAAAATGCTGCCTTCAAGCTTCCGTTATGTTCAGCATTCACCGTTCTGTGTTCAATAAATCTTCGGTGAATATCTACGCTTTTCCCAACATAGGAACCGCCAGAAACCTTGTTGGTTATCAAATAAATACCTGTCATACTTGTCTCCAATAAAAATACCGCAGCACGGTATTGCCCTTTTTCGACGGGTTTCACCGTTAGCACCGCCTTGTGGCGGCACACCCCTGAGTAATAGGGTTCACGCGGTTTTACTTGACCATAAAAGTTTAGCCAAGATTGAACTGGGCCACGCTGCCGTAGGGCACGATGTAGTAGCCGTGGCCGTAAATAAGCCCCATGCCCTCGCCGCGGAGACCGGCGGCAATGATGGTGCCGGGGTCACACTCCTTGAGCTGGTCGCTGGCGCTTACGGCGGAGATCAGGGTGGAGGTAAACCGTGCCGCCATGCGCTCGTTTTTGAGGGCGCGGGAGATCATCTGCTGTGTGCTGGGGGCGGTGATCGCCATGCTGAATTTCTGCTTCTTCTGCTGTGTCATCTGGGTAAAATTGCTCTGGTTCTGGACTTTCATGGTGTTTCTCTCCTTCCGTTATTCCGGCACACGCCCAAAGCGGATGTCGTGTTCCTTCATGTATGCCTTCAAGCCGTTGAGCTGTACCGCCGTACCGTGTACGCGGAAATCCACGGTGTAAATTTCCTCCTCCTGCGGTTCGTCCTCGACTGCCGCGTATGCAAACGCCTCCTGTTCTACGGAGCGGATCACGTCCGCCACGCTGGGTGCCTCCTGCGGCGCAGGTTCTTCCACCACAAGGGCCTTCCGTGCCGCCTCCTCTGCCAGACGCTTGGCTTCTGCCGCCTCCCGCGTCGCCTTTTCCCGCTCCTCCTGTGCCTTTTTCATTTCCAGCAGGCGGGCGTTCTTTTGCAGAACGGCGGTCACATCCTGGGTTCCACGGTAGTAGTCCAGCAGCTCCACCTCGAAGGGGCTTTGCAGCGTTACGATGGCAGCGATCCCGTTCACGGTGTTGGTGATGATGGCATCGATAGCCTTTTTTGCCGCGTCCTCACTGGCGGTGGCGTTGAGCCACTTGGGGTCAAGCACGCCCTCCCATGTCAGGTAGGTGTTGGTGTTGTGCAACTCGTTTTCCCGGTCGAAGTAGGTCTTGAGCCTTGCCGCCTTCTCCTCCTTGCGCCGCGCCTCAAATGCCTTGGCCTGCGTATCGAGGTTCTGTACGGCGGTTTCCAGTGTCGCCACCAACTCCTTGCAGTTGGTCTCCGTTTCAGCGGATACCGCCAGCGCCGCCGCACGGCATTCCTTGCGTACCTGATCGATGTTGGCTTGCAGTTTGCGGAGGTTCGCCCTGTCCTGCTTGGCGGCTTGTACGCCGTCCTCCGTCACCACAATGCTGCGGTACTGCTCCGCCACGCCGTCCACCCACGCCTTTACATCGGCGTAGTTGGTGGTAATGGCCTGCTTGCGGATCTCCTGCAAGTCGGAAGTGATGCGAAATTCCACCATGCCGCTCATGCCCGCACCTCCGTATCCATCCGGGTGATCCACTTCACCCGGTCAGCCCACGACGGGTCAATGACGCTCTCCGGCAGATTGACCTCGGTAATCATGGCGGGCTTTTCGTCCGCCTCGCTGCCCGGCACCAGTACATGGTCTCCGGGTTGCAGGGGCAGGTTCGTGCGGAAAGTGTATGCCCGTCCGCTGTACCCCTTCCACAACGGCTTGTAGTAAATTGCCTTTACGATCATTTGGTTTTGTCCTCCTTCACATTCTTAAAATCGCCGCCGGCGGTGTGCCGGTCAGCACATGATTTTTGTGAAAATCTTCCTCCCGCTCCAAAAGCCACGCCAAGTTGTCGGTCAACTCTGCCCGCTCGAAGCGGTAGGTGCGTATGCTCAAGTCGCCGTCCATGTTCTCCAGCGCCGCAAACAGGTCTACAAAGTCCCAGCTGGTGGCCAGCATTTGGTGCAGGATCTGGGTCAGGTAGTGGAGGGGAATCTGCCCGTCCCACTTTGCCCAGCCGAGTTTCCCGTTGGGGGTGGAGGTTTTGATCTCCAAAACGCCCCGCCGCCCCTGATCGTCCGTCACCTCGCCGTCCAGCGTGGCGAAAAGCCACGGTCTGTCCTCCTGGTACAGAATGTCGTAGGCGTGGTAGTCCACGGTGTAATGGGGGTGCATGGCGGCGTACAGGTCGCGCAGTACCGGTTCCATCCGCACACCCCGGCTCACCGCGGCACTGCCGCTCAAATCCTTCGCCTGTGCCGCGCCCACCTTCAGCCGCCACAGCTCCATCGGGGTCATCCACGGGGAAACGCCTACTACCGCTGCGGCTTCTGAGGCGCCGATCCCTTGCGTATTTCGCCCTGCCAACCAAGTCTCTCTGTCCTCAAAATGTAATCTCTGCGTTTTTCTCACCTCTTTCTGACAAAAAAAGCGCCGCCAAGCAGTTCGGAAATTCCGAACCACTCGACGACGCTCCGCCCTTCCCTCCAAGCGACTTAGGAGGGGTACATTATTTGGCTTTGATCTCTGCTCTGCTGACCTTAACGATCTTCACACCGTCCTTCAGCGGTATCAGCTCAACGCGGTAGTTCTTCTCCAGCGCCGCGTTGATCGCCGCCACCTGCGCTGTTGTTATTCCAACCATATCTTCTCCTGTTCTGGTTGCCACCAAGCAAACCTATCACGCGCTATCCCATCGAAATCCAACGCGATGCTGTTCACTCCAATGCCGTTGCTATGCATAGTTGCTCTCCGCTTTTCCTCCGCGTGTCTCCGCTGTCCAGTGCAACGCCAATCCATTGCAATGCGTGTCATAGATAAGCTATCCCTTGCTGGTCCGTTGCCGTGCCTACCGATGCGTATCCTCGCTACACCGTCGCTATGCTGTCCTCCGCCTTTCCTTTGCTTCTCCGCGCAAAGATAGGCTATACCGTTGCGTTACGCAATCTCCTCCCAGCGGAACCGACCCTTTCCGCTGTTCCGCCACTGGCCGATGCCGGAGAACCGCCCGTAGTCCAGCCACTCCCGCACGGCTTTCTCGTGGTCGTCGCACAGAAGAATGATGGTAAACTCACACGTTGCCCCCGCGGGAATCTGCTCTGACAACGCCAGACTCACGCGCTCACCCTGAGGCCCCTGCACACGCAACGGGCGGCCGCACTCTCCCATTTCGCCGTCAAACAGGATGGGAATGTTCCGGGGTTCCACAAAAACCAATTTGTCAATTTCTTTTTTGAACGCCTTGATGCTGCTGGATTTTGTCCCCTTGACCTTTCGCAGTCCGCCGCAGGTGTCCTTGAAAAAGCCCTTGATCTGATAGTCGTAGAAGAACGGTGTTCCGTCATCCAGTTTCGGAAAGACGGTCTTGCCCTTCTCCACCACGCCGTCCACACCGATGGCGGCTACCTCGTCCTCCATCGTAGCGGCGTCAGGAGAATTACTTGCCACGAACGTGCGGTAGATGTCAGGGTCACCGGGGCAAGTTCCAAGCACCGGCTCGGTGAATGTCAGTTTCACTTTGATCTCTTTCATAGTCGTGTTCTCCTTCAAATTATATTTTTGTTTACTTATACAGCCCCAGCGCCGTGCAGCTCACCCACACGCCACCAAGGGATATTCCCTCTCCTACCAGCAGCCACAACGAGTCGCCCGTTTCGATGCCGCCAAGAAACCCCAGCGCCGCAAAACTGCTCACGGCCAGCAGGACTTTCCATTTCCTGTCCCGGCGGCGCTCATTCCGCGTCATGCTCATCCTCGACCTCCTCCATGTAGCTCTCCCCACACACAGGGCATAGATATTCTCTGCGCGTCTCCCAGCCGTTTTCCCCGTCCAGATTCTCTTTGGTCACACAGACCACCGGCGCGTCAAACTTCACGCCGCAGATCAAACACCGCCAGCTCATAGCGTTATAGCGGCGCGAAGGTCTTCGATGGGAATGTGCAGTTTGCGGCAAGCCTTTTGCAGCTCTCCCAGCGTGAAGTCCAGCGGGGACTTTCTCCGGCGCGAAAGCGTCATAGCGGTCATATCCAGTGCGTTGGCCAGCTCCTGCTTCTGAACGCCCTCACGCTCCAGTGCGCCGTACAGCAGCGCCACGATCTTGTCCTCCGTGGGGTTCTTTGTGTTCAAATACGTCACTCTCGGCATACCTGCACCCTCCTAATCTCGTTCATTTCTTTCTGCCCTCCCCCTTCATCAGCTCGTCCAGCGTGCAGCGGTACAGCGCAGACAGCTTGTGCAGAACTGCCACCGGAGGATCAGCCTTGCCTGTCTCATAAAGGCTCACCGCTGAAACGCTTATCCCAAGCAAATCTGCCACCGTTTTTTGCAAATATCCGGCTTTCTTTCTTTGCTCCTTATAACTCAATCTCTCATCTCCCATCAAAAATAATTGAGAAATACTTGACTTTTCCTGAAATTCGCCTTATTATGTGGTTGCCTGTTCAAATAACTTAGCAAATTCTGCTTGATTTTGGTGAAGCATCTCTCTATATCTGCTCGATTTATTTTGCGTGTCTTTATACTAACTCAATATTTTCTCAATTTCAAGAGCAATCTACTTCATTTTTCAATGTTTGTAGCAATGCATAATTTTGGAGGTATACTTTTGTGAATGGTGAACTGTTCGTTTACAAGATTTGGCAATTATGCAAAGCCAAGGGCTTGACAAAAGCCGAGTTCTATGAAGCTGCCAGCATCACTCCGTCGGCAATGGCTCTTTACAAAAAAGGAAAGACCAAACCATCAATGGACACTCTTCGCGCTATTGCGCGCGTTCTGGAGATTGACGTCTCCTATTTGCTGACCGAACTTTACGGCGATGAAACAGAAAAAGAGCCCGCTTCCCAACTGGAAAGCGAACTCGATTCCGCTCTTGTTAAGTTGCTGTGTTCTCTTACGCCGACTGAATTGGCGCAGGTGCAGGGCTTTGCCGCAGCGCTGATAGCAGCTCGTAAAGCCTGACCTTTTCCTCCATCGTCAGGGTGGAGACCAATTTCCTTGCTTCCTGTTCGTTCATTTCTCTGCCCTCTCGTATGTCGTTTTGTGGCGTTTGCTTGGTTCAATCGTACTCTATGTGAGCTGCGGTGTCTACGTTCATTTTGGGGAATCGCTCCCCAATTTGGGTAGTTGGTGCTCTTAGGCTTCCTCATATCTGGGTAATTGTCCCCCAAATATGGACTTTTACGGATGAAATAGTATCCGTTACAGATAGAAAGGGGAAAATCATGTCAGAAATTCAGGAACTTGCGCAGCATATTCAGGACTTCCCTGCCCTTGTCCATAAAGCCAGAATGGACAAGGGCATCACCAACGATGAACTGGCCGAACTGTCCGGCATCAGCTATTCCACCGTCTGCAAAATGCAGTCCGGTGAGCGCGATCCGAAGCTGTACGATGCTGTCGCGGTGATGAAAGCCGTCGGCATATCCGCCGACCAAGTGTTTGACATCCAGCCTCCCGCATCAGCTCCATCCGCCATGCAGGAACGCATCCACGAGCTGGAGTTGGATAACGCTGTCAGCTCCGGTGACGTGGTGCGCCTGAAGCAGGTCAATGGACTTTGCACCCAGCGCTTGGATGCCGTTATCCGCCAGCGCGATCATTACAAGCGCTGGTCTGTGTTTTCTTCAATTTTCGGTGCGATCCTCTCCCTGCTCTTAATTGTTTATCTTCTTTTCGACTTCCGCAATCCCCGTGCCGGCTTCATCCTCAAAGACGGACCTTCAGCGTTTGCGTGGCTTGTGATCCTTCTTGTGCCTGTTTCTATCGGCGTGTGCAGCATTGTCGGATACCGCGTGCTGCGCGATACTGCAAAAAAGACCTCACTCCGAAAATAGAACGACAGTTCTACCGCATTCTACATTATATCCCACAAGTTTCTTGTTAATTTTTGCTAAAAAAGAAAAAGCCGCCCAATCGGACGGCTTTTGCATATAAGCTCTATTCCCGCCAACACCATCACGAGTCTTAAAGAAAGGAGCCTACAACAGTAGGGTAACACGAAAATATCAAAATGTCAACGAAGTGCAAGTCCTGTAAGCGCGAAGTCCCCGACAACGCCACGTTCTGCCCCTGGTGCGGCCAGAAGCAGGTGCGGGAGCGCAAAAAGGACGGTATTATCAAGGTTCCGGAGCCGAAGCAGCTTCCCTCCGGCAGCTGGCGTATCTATCTTGCCGCCGAAAAGCGATCTGTCACCGAAACGACAAAAGACCGCTGTATTGCAAAAGCAAAAGCCGTCCGCGCAGGTTTTGTGGAGCAGCAGAAAAAACTGCCATCCTTAACGTGGACTAAGGCGATAGATGCCTATATCGCCGACCGATCTGAATCGCTGTCGCCGGAAACCGTCCGGGGCTACCGCGTTATCCAGCGCAACCGCTTTCATAATATCATGCAAAAGCCTATGAGCGCACAAGTCAACTGGCAAGCGGAGATCAACACGGCACTTTCCGGTCTTTCCGACAAGTCCGTAAAAAACGCATGGGGACTTATGACTGTCATCATGCGCGTAAATGAGATTCCCGTCCCCCGCGTTCTGTTCCCTGTGCCGGAGAAAAATGAGCGGGAGTTCCTTGATCCACAGCAGATCATCGCTTTCTGCGAGGCTGCAAAGGGCGACACCTGCGAAATGGCAATGCTTCTCGGCCTACACAGTTTGCGAATGTCAGAAATCAGGGCATTGCGTTTTCCAGACAGTTTTGACATGAAAAACGGCAGCATCTTTGTATCCGGCGCCGTTGTTCGGGACGAACACAACAAAGAGGTGTTCAAGCAACGCAATAAAACGCGGCAGTCCGCACGCACTGTCCCCATCATGATACCCCGGCTTAGAGAACTGCTTGAGGCGCAGTCAAAAGACGGCTACATCGTAACGCAAGCCAACAGCACCATCAATCGGCACATACGCACTATTGCAGTGCAGCAGGGTCTTCCAAATATCACGGAGCATTGTCTGCGGCATTCGTTCGCATCTCTTGGTTACCACCTGCGCCTGTCGGAGATCGAGGTCATGAGTATGGGCGGCTGGTCTGACAGTTCCACCGTACACGACATTTATCTGCACCTCGCCCAAAGGGACAGACTGAAAGCAGAAAACAAGATGGCAAAATTCTATCGGACAGCCGAAAAGCTACCGCCACCACAAGCAAAGACAGAAGACAAACGTTGACACCCCATATTGAAATCCGTGTCGAAATCCGTGTCGAAAAATATCAACAATTTACGTTGCGAGAGCAAAAAATATGCTGCAAGTCTAACATATTTTATGTTCAACGAAAATCCGCAAACCATTGCAAATGCAAGAAAAACCCGCAACCACAATGGTTACGGGTTTTCTTTCTCTTTGGTGGAGGCGAGGGGAGTCGAACCCATGAAAAAAGTCTTAAAAAGCGCATGAATACAAGGTTTATTTTTCTCGTGTCGAAGTTCGTGTCGAAATAAAAGCAAAAAACCAGCCCCATCATTGAGGCTGGTTTTCTTTATTCACGTTCCTCACACCACCAAACAGTCTCTCTCCGTACTCCCACCACGGCTGCATCGTCGTGGTGCATCAGGATGTCAACGTGGTCCCCTTTCACCCCTACATCAAGGGCGATGTACGTCTCGTCACCGATGACCACCGTGGAACCGGTGGGAATGACGCTTGGGTCCGTTGCAACGCAGCTTCCAATCCATACCCACTGGCCGCTGGCGGTCAGAACCCGGCCGAACTCGTCCCTGTTCATGTGAGCATATGGCGTGCAGTCCGCACAGTAGCCAGTGATGATACAGTCCTCGATCACGTTGCTCTTGGCCTTGATGGCCTCTCGCGTTTTTTCTTCTTCGTCAGGATCTTCCCAAGCCTCTGCCTCTGTCTCAGACGTGTTGACAGACTGAATTATTAAGGCGTCCTGCGAATCCGAAACCGCCTCCGCAGGATCTGATAAGAGCACACACAACGTAACCGTTAAAGCTGCCGCCAAAACGATCTCTGTAATTGTGTGAAGAAGATTTCGTTTCGCAATGCGTCGATATTCTGCCCGCATAACCACAAACGGCTCAGGGCAAAGGCCGAGTTCGGCAGCGCGTGTGATGTTGTCGCTCATGGCGTTATAGATGATTTTTTCTCTTTTCATCGTCCTTTTCCTTCTCCTCATACAGCGGACACCCGCAGTTTACAAAATCGGCGCAATACGGGCTGTCCCCGTTGCAGCACGCCCAAGTCCATTCCTCGTGCCATTTGCAGCCAACACAGCATTTGCTTTTCATGTTCTCACCTTCTTACTCAGTCTGTTCCAGCTTGCCGTAGCGGCGCTCTGGCTCCACCCTGACAGAGTGAAACCGCAGCTCGCGCAGCGCACATAGTACCTTTCTGGCACATGAATACCGATTTTGCGCTCCCCGCTGTCTCTTCCGCAGTGGGGGCAAACCTCCAGTTTCCCACGGGGTTGCCTGTTGTATGTATTCACCGCTCGTCCTCCTTCGGCAGAATAACAACACCAGCGAGTTCCCCGGTGTCAGTGAAATATTCCGCGCCACAGCAGGTCTTGAAGATATTGGCGTGCCACATAGCTGCGTCCTCCCCATAGACGAGGCCGATAACTCGTTCCGGGTTGCGGAAATCTCCAGTCTGTATCATCAGCGCCGCCTTATGCCGCGTCTTGTCATCAGGTAGTTTTTGTATGCAGTTCCCCTTGTTGGGGGGAGTACCGTTCAGGGGCTTGTTGGGCTGATAGCCACGATACTCCTGCCGTCCCTGCCCATTGTCCTTGGAAACGAGGCCGATAAATGCGACGAACCCGCCGATCAGAACGAAACAAACGAGGACTCCTAAAACAGATCCCATTATGCTTTCCTCCTCACAAATGTACGATCATTGTTCCATCCGGTATAGGGGTCTTTCTTCTCCCATTCTCCCATCTCGTGGGCTGCCTGTTGTATGTATTCACCGTCAAACATTCCTTTCGTCATATTCTTGGGAATACTCACGGTCAGTCCATGTATTCCCGCCACCTATCCGCGTAGCCCTTTGCTTTCAGCGTTCTCGCGTTCATGGTGTACCTGCGCCGCCGGAGCATAACGCTCTTTTCGTGGCAGCGGTCACAGTAGCCCTTTTCCGAAATGTCCTTTGACGCATCCAGCGCAATGTCATGGGTAGGCCGCACGATATACTCATCAGCCATTTCATCTATGCACTTGGGGCATAGCTTGGCGGTGCATATCTTGAAAATAGCCTTATCCGTCCCCACCACCGACCTTCCGCGCATCAAACAGACCACAGGACTTTTCGTAGCCATGCACCGCCGGCACAACATCAGCGGCGGGAGCTTTCCAGATCGGGCAGCTTTCTCTGTCGCAATACTCGTTGCTACACCGACAATGCTTTTCGCAGTATTCTACCCTGTCAATGTATTCAGCCATTCGTTATCACCTCGCATTTCCCGCTGGCGACTTGATCTACCACGAAATGAAGAGCCTCCGCATTTGAAAAGGTTGTGGACTGCGCTATTTCCTTCGCTTTCGCAATCATCAGATCCGCGTCAAGCCCTAATATTTCGGCTACGGATCTGACGAGCTTTTCCGCTTCCAAATATTCATTTGTTGCGTTCATTTACTTTTTCTCCTCCCGACCGTTACGGCTGATAATGGTTGCAGGCAAAATCCACTGTCAAAAAGAGTTGCTATATCCATCGCTACTATCTGCAAACTCGCACACGCCCTCCTCGTCCGCATCGGGCAGCGTCACAACAAACGATGCAATAGAAAAGTAATAACCGCCGTTGCCTGCATCTGCGTTTGCGTATGCCTCGCAAATGGGGTTTCTGTTGTGCATAATCGTCACCCTTGCGCGGCAGCCGGAGGTGTCGCTATCCTCCCATTTTTCGCGTTCTATTTCCGAAACTCCGGTAATGGCGGCATCCAGCACAACATTCTGAAAATTCCCCTCCGCACGAGCGCAGCATTCGTTGTCGGTCATTTCAATGCGGATTTTTACGCCGTCGTCCAGCTCAATGCGGTTGCCATCCCACTTCACAATGCGCCGGTAAAGCAAAAGCTGGCGCAAATCGTCAAAAGTAATTTCTTTCATCACATTTCCTCCACATAGCACCAGCTCTGGGGCGGACGTTCAAGCATCCTCCCACACTCAACAAGATTGATACTCCCGTCAGGATTGTAGTCATATTTCTGATATGAGCAAGCAACCCTGCGCGATGGACACGATTTATCATCATTTTTATACCTGCACACAGGGGAAAACTCGTCCAGCGCCATCAGTTTCCTTGCCGCTTCATTTGTTAGCGGCTGATTTACAAAGCCCACGGCATATCATCTCCTACACGTACTATAAAAACATGCCCTTTCTATGATTGTGCTACCCGTGTCAAGAACTTTTTTCTCTAATCTGCAAAAATAACCTACACCTCACTTACCACTCACAACAGCACCACACAACGCTTGCCAGCCCACCAAAACGGCACCACCAAGTACCCAGCACCACACCAACTATCCATCGCCTTTATTAAAATTTTTTTGGCTCCCCCTTTTTATGCAAACGATTTTTTGAACCCCGTTTTTAAACCACCCCCCTATGGGCATAAGAAAACCCCGCAAAGCCATAGCTTTACAGGGCATGAGTGTTTAAAAGGAAACGTATGGATGCGGGAACAGAACATTTGGAGAGAGAGGAGAGTTCCGGGGGAGATGCGCCAGGATTCCCCGCTCCGAATTGTAAACCACCCCCCGCCGTTGATGGTCTGCGGCTGGCCGTCCTGCATGATCTGCCGTAATTTTGCAAGTTTGCCCGTCACTTCTGGGGGCACTACGTTTCAATAACAGACGTTATCGCAACATAGTGGATTTTTCTTGCAAGTTTTCTTGCATTTTACAAGTCTGCCGCCGGTTTTTGAAGCCTCCGGGCTGCTCCGGACCGTCCCCCGGTGGTCTGACGTGCTGCCGGTGCTGGTGGCGGCCGCTGCTGCCGACCGTCTGCGGGCGCTCGTGGCCGGTGGAACAGTCCGCGCCGGGCGACTCCTCTCCCCTCTCTCCCTCTGGGCGGGTCTGGGCTGTCCTCCGTCCTCTGTCTGCCGTCTCTGGATGGTGTGGCAGGCGGTGGAGGTCTGCGGCCTGTGGTGGGCGTGGCTGGCGGTGTGTGGCGTGTCTTGGCTCTCTCTTATGTGATACTCTATGATACTTTGTACAACCGCGCCCGGAATAAACGCGCGCGCACGCGAGGGAGTGGAAACGCATATAAAGCACTTTCCCGCGTCCCTGCGCCATGCTGGCGGCGTTTCGGGCGTGTCGGAGGGTTGTTATAGCCGCAAATATATAAAATCGCGTGGAGGGGCGTTAAAATGCGATTATGACAGTTTTGTATTATTTGTGGCAGGAGGACGGAACCAGAAAAAAAGGCAGCTCCAGCGGCACGAATACCGCCGGGGCTGTCTTTTCTGTTGCCGGTGAGGTTAGTCTTTCCCGGCGGCGTTGTCGCGCTGGATCTGCTCCCGGATGGCGCGGCCTATAAAGGCATTGACGGACTCGCCGCGCTGGGCTGCATGGGCTTTGATCGCGTCCCGGCTCCCTGCCGGGAGCGCCAGCGACAGCCGGTCAAGGTTTTTTGCGTCCCATTTGGCATTGTTGCGCTTTTTTGCCTCGCTGATGGGCATTTCTCGCCCCCTTTCCACCGTCCCCCATTATAGCAGGGGCGGCAACACTTATCAAGTGTAAAATCTACACAAGAAAAGCACTTAATAATTGTTTATTCTGCCGATTGTAAAAACACTTAACAAGTGTTAATATTAGACCATAGCAAAGCACCTTTCGCGGGGCCGGGGCTGCGTAGAGTCCCCCGGCATGGCGCCCGGTCTGCCATCAGTTGGCCGGGGGTTTTGGGCGGCATCCAGCAAACCGCACCCCACGCAAAAACAACAACAGGACAGGCCGCAAGGCCGGGAGGGTTTGAAAATGTTTGAATGCACCGCAAAACTTGATTTTTCACAGTGGATGAAGCGCCGGGACGAAGTGCTCCAGCGAAACGAAGTTGTTAAAATCGGAAATGTGGACTTGTTCCCGGAGGAGGCACAGGAGGCACACGAACGCGGGTTGTATATCGTTGCTTTCCGGCGCGTCTATCAGGTCAATTACAGCGCCGCACAAGGCCGCTATTACGGGCAGGAAGTCTATTACAGCGCCGATCCTCTGCCTTTGACGCGGCGCGGGCGGTACATTTCGATGCCCGCTGCGGAGGTAAACCGCTTAATCGGTCACGAACTTTTGAATTGACGGGGGGCTTGACGTTATGGGATTTATAACAACCGTCATCGGCGCGGCGTGGCTGGCCTCCGCCGTGGTTCGGCTGGTGGAGTGGATCGGTGGCGACAGGTAAAAAGCTTCTGGCGGGGTTGAGCGTATCAGCCCCACCCCAACAAAAATTTTGAACAGGAGGAACGAAACAATGAAAATCAGGAATTACACCATCAAGGACATTGAGAGCATGAGCGCGGCGGATCTGGCCAGCTTCGCGGAGGAAGTGGAGACGATCAAGGGGCACACGGTCTATTATATCGACTTCGGCGGTTATTTCGGTTTTTCCGCCTGCGTCTGCGCTGACGGCCGACATATCTATTATGCCAACGATTACGAGTTGCACCACAACGGCAAGAACCGGGACGAGCTGCGCGAGCTTTACCGCCGGGAGCTTTCCGGGAAGCTTTTCACGGATGAGGAGTTGCAGACCGTGAACAGCTACGACGACTACACCGCCAAATCTTACTATATCCGCAACTACTACGCCATGCGCCGCCCGTATATTTCCGCGTTTTTCATCGGCAGCGATGCGGAGCGGACGGAGATCGAGAAGAAAACAGAAAAGATGATTTTTTCCCCGGTTTTCATGGCGTTCTATGCCTCGGAAAATGCCGACTTTGTGAAACGCGGCGCGGAGCTGCTGCGAGGGCTGGACGAGGCCGAACAGCGCAACAAAGAAAACGCGGAATACTGGAAAAGCGCGTTTCTGTCGGAAATGTACAATCACGAATACGGGATCAACTGGCAGGCGGACTATGACGTAATTTCCTGCTTTGGCAACTGCTCCGGCGTGGAGGACTACACCGACGCGGGGGAACTGTTTACCGCGGCCAAATTTAACGAGGTCCAGAAGGCCGCATATATGGCAGCACGGCGGGAGTATTACAACCGTGAGCGGGACAACCTTTGACCGCCAGACCGTCAGCCCCCCCAAACCACGAACAGCCCGCCCCGGAGGTCACGAGGGCAGAAAGAAACAAAAAATGAACACCAACAAAACCGAAAGCATCAAATTCTTTTACAACGGCATCAAGGTAAACGGCGGGAAGTTGATCCGCTGCTTCTACTTTACCGACAGCGACAGCGTGACAATCAGCGCCCGCGACTATGCCGACCTTCCCCGCGATATGTTCAAGGTCAAGAACGAAACCGACCTTTACACGGACTATTTCGACACCGACAGCGCCACCATGACCCCGGCGCACCCCCTCTACAAGTACGCCCGCGCCGCCGCGCTCAAATCTGCCATGCGCGGCGAGCCTGAGTATATCGCCAAGCTGGAACAGGAGGAACAGGACGCCCGGCAGCCGGGCCGCTACCACTGGCGCAAGCCGGAGGACATCCGCGCCGAGATCGACCGGCGGCAGGCACAGTTTGACCGCAACGCCGCCGAGCTGGCCACCCTGCCCAAGGGACACCCCACCGCCGCCGATGTGGAAGCCGTCCACGAGATGAACAACGCCGCCGAGTCGGCGCGGCTGGCGCGTGAACACGCCGAGGAGCTGGAACGCCGGGAAAAGGCCATCCGCACCCGCAACGAAAACCGCGCTTTCATCGAACAGACCGCCGCCGCACACCCCATCAAGGACGGCGCCCCGGTCGTCACCGTGGAATGGAGCGAAAACTGCGCTTTTGATGATGGTATGAAATTCTCCGTCGCCGCCGCCGAGATCATTTTCAAGACGCTGGACGAGCAAAACCATAACGACCAGGAACGCGGCTATGACAAAACCAAATTTTCCATAGAGTACACCAACGCCGACGGCGAGCAGGACACATATAAAGGCCGCTATGACCTGGGCGACAACGAGGGCGGACTCATTGCCCACATTCGCAGCTTTGGCGCGTTCCTGCGCGACAAGGGAAATTTTGGCAACGGCAAGCCCACCGACGAGGACAAGGAGACCGGCGCGGCCATCGTCGCCGTGGCCGACCTGCTGGAACAGTACACCGAGGGCGGGCGCGTGGTCTCCGTCATGCCCGCGCCCTGGCTGGAAGAATACAAGCGCCGCAAGGCTGAACAGGCACAGCAGGAGCAGGAACAGGCCCGCCAGGACTTCGCCGACATTCTCGAATCGGTGCAAATGCTGACGGATGAACAGATCGAGAGCGCTATTTTCTCCATCAGCCCCACCGACGCGGAAAATTTGAATGTTGCCCGGTTTTTCCTTCAGGAGCTCAGCCGCCGCGACGAGGCAAACGCCCTGGCTGTGTTCCGTCGCTGGAAGCGCGGCGAAAATCCAGAACAGCCCGACTAAACCCACCGGGGGGCATCGCGCCCCACCCACAAAAACACGAACAGCGCGGACAGCGCAAGAAAACGGAGGTTCAAAGTGTATTTTATAAATGAAAAAGCGGGGGCAATGTCTACGAATGGCCGCGCCGTCAATTTTGAAAAAGGTTTTCCCGCATTATATCGGGCGCAAGGTGCAAATCCAGACAGAAAAATTATTATTTGGCGTGATGTAAACAAAAATATCCATGTGGAGACCGTATATAATGACGCGGGAAAAATTATTGACGCCATCAAAAAATTTGAAAGCGGCAAAGAATACTATTGACAGCGCGAACAACGCGAAAAATGGAGGTTTATAAAATGGCTATCAACTACGAAAAAATTCTGGAAAAACTGCTGGCAGCGGTGGAGCGTCTGCCGGACGAACAGCGCAGCGACTTCGACTACTACACCACCCACGCGGCGGAGCTGCACAAGTGCGCCGGATATAACGCCGGTTTTGCCCTGGCAGACCTCGCCGCCGATCTGCGGGAGGGCATCGCCCAGCAGACCGCGAAAACCGCCGGACGCGGCAGCGCCAGAAAAGCCGCGCTGCATATCTTCAAGACCTCCTCACGGGACGATCTGCGCGGCGCGTGGGAACAGGACGGAAAGCAAATTTTGTGCAACGGTTATCTTGCCATCGCCCTGAACAGCCCGATCAACGACCTTCCAGCGGCAGAAAATCAGACCTTCGACGCGCTGAACTGCATCGAGCCAGCCAGCCGGAACAGCGGCGCATATCTGCCCGTACCCACGGCGGCGGAGCTTCGCGCCTATATCAAGCAGCGCGGCGCGGAGCTGAAGGCGGCAGGAATGAAGGAAAAATTCCCCCTGTACGACTTCGGCGACGGCCTGCCCGCAGTAGATGCCCGTTTCCTGCTGGATATTGTGGAAATTCTCCCCGGCGCGTCCTTCCGGGCGTCCAACTACCGCCCGGACATTGGCGGCATCTACGTTGAAAGCGCGGACGGCTTCGGCATCCTGTTGCCGGTCCGCAAGCACACCGCCCAAAAATCCGCCTGAACACCCACCCCGCAAAACTCCCCGTTGCACCCCCGGCAAAACCGTGATAAAATTGAGCAAAATTAAATTTAACAGAAGGAGGCTCTGCCATGCAAATCAAAATCTTGAAATATCCTTACGCCTGCTTTGACGGCGACGAGTACACCGTCGATCTGGAGCGGAAAATGGACTCCTACACCCCTGGCGACCTGATCTGCTACGTCTCCCCGTTCGACCTTGACTTCCCCCTGCGTCTGAAAATCGCCATCCGGTCGGACGGTTCCCTTGCTTTCCGTTCGTGGGAGTTCGGCGCTGAACACAATAACTACCTCCAGACCTTTGAGAAGTCCGTTGCCGATTGCGAGGGGAAATCCATGTCATCGCCTTTTGTCCCCACCGCCGAACAGATCGACACGGTAAACGGCCTGTTCTCCGGGCGCATCAAATTCGAGGGGCTGAAGCTGGCAGTCGGTGCTACCGTACAGCGCATCTGCCCGATCGATGTCAAGCGCGAAGAAGATCTCGTTGGTCACAAAATCTATCTTGCATAAGGAGGAACACAACATGGCACGCTATCAAATCCTTTACGCCAAACGCGGCGATCCCCTCACCGCATGGGAGAAAACGCCGACGGAAGCCCTTGCACGGGTACACCAGCTCGAAGCCGCCGGTTACAACGTGTACATTTGGGAACACACCGAGGCAGGCGCACGGGAACTCACCACCGCAAAGCTCGTTGAAGCGGCCTCCGCCTGAACAGCCGCCTACCCATCGACACGCGCACCCCCGCGCCCATGCCTGACAAATAAGACCACCTGCCGGACGTGGGCGCGGTTTCCCCTTATATGAATGGCGACGAAAAATCGCCCTTAAAATTCACCCATAGCCCATGGAAAGGAGAAATAAAAATGGCCCTCATCACCTGCCCGGAGTGCGGTTCCGTATTCACCGACCAGCAGCTCAAAGACGCCGGTATGTGTCCCTCCTGCGGCCTGCCGGAAGCGGAAGTCCGCAAGCACATGCCCCCTCCCCCTGCGCCGGAACCAAAGCCGGGGCCGCAGGGCGCAGCGAAAACAGACGACGCCCCTTACAAAACCACCGCCTCCAAATTGCTGGCCTTCTTCGCCTGGCTCGTCTGGATCGGCGGCGCCATCGGCATCATCGTCATCGCCATTGCCGCCAGCCGGCTGCGCGATTCCTACTACGCCTCCAATAGCGCCGGGGATCTTCTGGCCTTTCTCGCCCTGACCTTGGGCGTCTCGTCCCTGTTCTTCGGCGCATTGCTCTACGGCGCGTCGAAATTGCTGGTGGATATCCATGCCACCCGGCTAAATCTGGAAAAGCTCAACGCGAAAAAGGAGGGCTGAAAACATGGCTTTGCAACCGTGTCCCCATTGCGGCCACCCCATCAGCGAAAAGGCGGAACAATGCCCGGCATGCCATCAGAATCCCCGCATTTCCCCGGAAGAGCTGGCCCAGCGGAACGCCGCCAAAAAGGCAAAACGAAAACGTGCCCTTTTGATCGGCGGCATTTGCGCCGCGGTGGTGCTGGTTGTCGGGGGTGTCTGTGCCGCCCTCTTCCTTCCCGACTATCTGGACTACCGCGCCGCCTGTGATCTTCTGGAGCAGCGGGATTTTGTGGCTGCGGCAAAAGCCTTTGACGAAATGAAAGACTACCGCGACAGCGCCCAGCAGGCCCTGGATGCCCGCTACCAGTACGTTATGTTCAACAAGACCCGTGACGACAAGCAGACCCGCGACTATCTCCACGAGCTGGTAGAAGCGGAATACAAGGACGCTGCCCGCATTGAGGATCAAATTTACCGTTGGAATATCTCCGTTGTTTCCTGCACAACGAAAACCGGCGCCCCGGAGAGCAGCATTTTCAGCCAGAACGAGCCGCTGTTTTTCTATGTGTCCGTCAAGGGCGGACGGATCGGCGAAACCCGCCATCTCCGCTACGAGGCTACCCTTTACCCCAGCATGTATTGGCAGATGCAGGGCGTTCCTTCGTCCACGGAACAGAAGGATATGGGCACATTCCAGGACGGCGGATATTATTGGTTCGGCTGGGAAAATGGAATCACCACAGACGTGATCGGCTCTGTCACATTCGCCCTTTACGACGCCGATAGCAACAAGCTTTTGGAGACTCGCAGCGTCTCCGTATATTAACACACAAAAAACGCACGGCATTTCCCTTTTGAAAGACGATCTGAAATAAGAAAACAGCACAACGGGCCTAAGTTTGGCGACCTGTCCCGTTGCGCTGCTCGACCAAAGCCGCATGGGCTTCGTCTAAATCATTATAGGCGCCGCCCCTGCGAAAGTCAACTGCTTTCCGCAGGGGATTTTTGCGCCCATTTTTCAGCGCTTAAAATTTCCCGCATCGGTTGTTGACACGGATGCTACCATCATCATAAGAACAAAAACGAAAGGAAAATTTGCCTATGATCTCCCCTGATATCCGCCTGGGCGACCGCATTTCACGCCTCGTGGAGGGCGTGGAAAAGAAACAGCTCTACACCGGCGTGGTGGTGTATGTCCATCCCCTGCGGCGCTATTTCACCCTCTGCTTTCAGTTCCCCTTCGGCTCCTTCTGCGAAAGCTACCTCGCTTAAAAGTGGATCAAAAGTTCCCGAAAACATTTCAAAAAACTTTTTCAAAAGTTCTTGACACGGGACGTACAATCATCATGAGGAGGAACATTCTCCCCCTCCCATTGTTCCAGGATAGGAACCTCCTTTCACAGTAATATAAGCCCTCCCGTAAGAAAGGCTGCACCGGACAAGCGGCTGCAACCGCCCCGGTGTCCCCCGCGCAATTCGGGCAGGAACCCACGGTATCGTAGCTCAATGGGGAGAGCGGGCAGCGGGAACCGCCGCTGCTGAACAACGCGGGTTCGATCCCTGCCGATACCACCAATTCTACGTGGACACCGCGAGTGACGAGCGTTTTAGCGGGACAGCCGTATGGGTGATGCGAAGTCCTGAAGTAAACCCCTCAAGCCTCGATGCAGTAATTGCGCCTGTGATCTGCTGGCAAAAGCGAGGCACGGAAAAGATCTGGCGGCTCGGAAAGACGAGCACCCCCATCAATGCAGACGTAGCTCAGTCGGCAGAGCACCGCGCCAGGAGGTATGTCGTTGGTTCGAGTCCAACCGTCTGCACCAGATCCAGTGCTCATGCGAAGTACAAGCTGAACGGGCTTCCGGGGATAGAGCACAAGAAGGAAGCAGAAACGTGTACCTATCGGGGCTAACCGCAAGCAGCCGACACGCAGCGGTGACAGCCGGGAAAGACCGGCACCCATGCAGCGTTAGTGTTCAACGGTCAGCACACCAGCCTTCCAAGCTGGGAGTGGCGGTTCAAATCCGCTACGCTGCTCCAGGCCCACCAGCCCGACGTATACCGTGGATGGAATGAAACCTTCACACTTTGGCCGTGATGTCATCCGGTTGATAGGGCGGATAGCGAGTTAGGAGGCCCCGGCGAATTTGGAACCTCCCACCTCAAAGCGGCCACGGCTACAACAGTGGCAAAACAAAGAAAGGGGGCAGTCTCTAATGTATTTTGAGAGTTGGTTCATATGCCATAAAGCGACAGGGCCGATGATAGGCCATAACGGAGCGGGGCTGCTCCTGATGTCCCCCGGTTGGACTTCACCGCACCAGCCGCGCATCAAAGCTCCTGTGCTCTTGTTCCGTGGCACGCATGACGGTGGGCAGAGAAACGGCAGGCGTTATCCTGTTGGCTTCACCTAGCGTCAATTTGCGGTGAAAATACTCATACTGATACAAAAAATCAAAAGTAAAATTCCCGCCTTTGGGCGTTATTTCTCTCACCATTGGCTGGCGCGGCGCTGCGCTTTCCCGCGCCGGCCTAATGTGCGGAAGAGCCGTTGGGGCGTCGTTGGGCACGGGCAAAATAATATCGATCATTTTCCGGGTTTTCTTGCTGCATGAAACGCATTCTTAACACACCTCCTATTGTGTTTTTGAGTTCTCCTTCGATCCTGTTCCTTTTTCAATGTTTACCGCCTAACCTACACGACACGCGGGTTCAACTCCCGCCTTCCGCTCCATTAAAATCTAAGAAGTACGAAAGAAAGGAGGCATTATTGTATGACCAAGAAGGAATTTATTGACCGCGTGGCCACCGTGTCCTGCCAGACCCGCACCAACGCCGCCGCCGTGTCCGACGCTGTGTTTACCGCCATCACCGAGGTGCTCCAGCGCAGCGGTGACAGCGTAAATATCCCCGGCTTCGGCATCTTCGCCGCCAAGGAGCGTCCCGCCCATACGGGCCGCAATCCCGCCACCGGCGAAACCGTGGAGATCCCCGCCAAGCGCGTAGTTGTGTTCAAGCCGTCCAAGGCCCTCAAGGATCTGCTCAACACCTGATCCCCCTACGCAATCCCCCAAAAGAATGAGCCGGACGGCATCAGCGCCTCCGGCTTGTTCTGAAAGTGATGCTTACGTTTCTTTTCTGATATTTATTCCTAAAATCCACACAAAAATTCATTGAAAGGAGCTCCCCCCATGATCTACTTTGATAATGCCGCCACCACGCCGGTGCTTCCCTGCGCGTGGAACGCCATGAAAGCCGCGCCGGAGGGAAATTCCGCCAGCAGCCACGCCGCCGGCCGTGAGGCGAAAGCCGCGCTGGAGAAAGCCCGCGCCGCCATCGCCCGGTGCCTCAACTGCGACCCCGGCGAGGTCTACTTTACCTCCGGCGCAACGGAAAGCTGCAACTGGATGGTCAAATGCCTTCGCATAGAGTCCGACGGCATCATCTACAACGGCACCGTTCACCACGCCGTCAGCGAGGCTGCCTGGTCATACCTCGTATCCATCGCCACACACGGCAAGCCCTCCACCGTCCTATCACTTGTCAACAACGAGACAGGACAGATAAGCGACGTGTATGTTTTCCGCAACAACAGCTGCCTCCGGTGCATAGGCATCGACGCCACCGCCGCCGTCGGCCACGTCCCTATCGACTTCCGCGCTCTCGGCGCGGACTACATGGCGTTCGGAGGCCACAAATTTGGCGCTCCCAAGGGCATAGGCGCGTTGATCGTCCGGGAGGGGTGTCCCATTACCCCCCTGATCCACGGCGGCGCACAGGAGCGCGGAGAGCGCGGCGGAACGGTGTCCGTCCCTCTGGCCTGTGCGATGGCGGCGGCGCTGGAATGGCACACCGTCCACATGGAGGAAAACATCACCCACCTCATCGACCTGCGGGATCGCCTTTTGCGCCGCCTGACGGAAAGCGGCGTGGCATACCGGGTAAACGGCGGCAAAAACACCGCCGCCCACATCCTGTCCCTCACCTTCCCCGGCGTCTACGGCGCGTCCCTTGCAGCCGCCTTGAGTGACCACGGTGTCATGGTGTCCACCGGCTCCGCCTGCTCCAGCGGCGAGAATCGCGCCTCGGAAAACCTCATCGCCAGCGGCCTCACCGAAGAAGAAGCCCTGTCCACCGTCCGTTTTTCCTTCGACTGGCAGAATGTGCCGTCCGAAGCGAACGCGGCGGCAAAAATCATCGCCCAGCTCATCCTCCACCTGAAGCACTGAAAGGAGGAAAAACGCCATGAACCTTGTCACCAATGTCACCAAGCAGGAATATTCCTTCCGTGTCCGCCGCAAGCGGGACGGCGCGGAATTTACCATGCTCATCGAGGCGGAGTCCGAAGCCGCCGCCCGTCTGCTCATTCCCGACACCGTGGAGCTGGTGGAAAAGCCCTAAAATCCGCACCGGCATAAATTTTTCAAAAAAAGTGTTGACATTTTGCGTTCCATAAACTATAATCCAATTATCGGAACGCAGAAAGTGAGGTGTAACATGAGTCCGAAAACCGGGCGTCCGAAGTCCGAGCACCCAAAAAACATTGATGTTAAAGTTCGTTTCGACGAAATTACTCACAAGAAATTACTTGCGTATTGTAGCGAGAATAACATCACACGAACCGAAGCATTAAGGCAGGGAGTGCAGTTGCTTTTGGCGCAAAAAAAATAAGTGTCTCGCCTCCACCCTTCCACAAGCGAAGCGAAACACTTATCCAACCCAAGGAGTAGCCCTTGTGATAAATCTATCCTACCACACGGGGTATGCTCCTGTCAAACAAAAATGTAGATGAAAGGAGCAACAGAATGTACGAATTATCCGTGTTCCAGCAGGGCGGCGTTGATGTAATTGACAGCCGCAGCGTGGCGGAGGCCATCGGCAAAGACCATCGCCACCTTATCCGCGACATCCGCAACTATGCGGAGGTTATCGAAAATTCTACTGAGCCCAACTTTGGGCTGAGTGACTTTTTTATCCCCCACACCTACACCGACAGCACCGGGCGGACGCTCCCCTGCTACCTGCTCACCAAGAAGGGCTGCGACATGGTGGCAAACAAGATGACCGGCGAAAAGGGCGTTTTGTTCACCGCCGCCTATGTCACTGCCTTTGAGAAGCTGCGCCAGCAGGCCCGAAAGCCCATGACCGCCAACGAAATGTTCTCCCTGCAAGCCCAGATCAATTTGGAGAGCGAACGCAAGCTGGCCGCGCTGGAGGGCAAGGTGGAAAAGACCAGCAATGCCGTCATGACCGCCCTCAACACCTTTGCCGCGCCGCCCACCGATGAGGAGCGCTGGCGGGACGAAATGAACCGCCGCGTCCGCGCCATGTGCGAGGAGTACGGCTTGAACTATCACACCACCATCGGCGACATGTACGCCCAGCTGGAAGATCGTGCCCGCGTCAACCTCACCGCCCGGCAGAAGAACCTGCGGGAGCGTATGCGTCTCGGCGGCGCCAAGTATGCCCAGCGCGAGGCCGTCAGCAAACTGGTTGTCATTTCCCAGGACGCCAAGCTCCGCTGCATCTACGAGACCATTGTCCGGGAAAAGCAAGCCCAGCTCGCCGCCTCCCGTCTCCGCGCCATCTGATTACATTCCGTAATCACCCTGAACCACTCGTCAAAATTAACAAACACCCTTATGATATAGGAGGAAAATCAAAATGACAGTCCGTGAAATATGCTCCGTTTTGGAGATTGGAGACGGCGTTAAGCCCGTTATCGCGTTGACCTTCGGCGCTAACGGTGTCCCCTTTACCCCTGCCAACGACCTTGAAATGATGGCCTACGGCGATTTTCTCATCGACTCCTGCCACGTTTGGGAGGGCGGCGTGGAGCTTGTCCTCATGCAGCAGTTTGTCCGCGCCACTGCCTGATGCAGCGGCAAGCACCACCCATCAGGAAAGGAGGTATCCCCCGTGCCGAGAACATCTGCCTCGGAGAGAAAACTGTGCCAAGCCTCACATGCTTACTTGAAGAACCTTGCCGCCACCAGCCAGTCCCCCCGCACCCTCTATGCCTACACCAGCACCCTTGAGAGCTTCATGAATTTCTATATCTCCGGCGCCGAGAATTATAAAGACCCTACCTATACCACCGTGGCCGCGTGGCGCGATAGTCTGGTAGAGCGCGGCCTGACGCCCAACACCGTCCGGCAGTATCTCACCCGCCTCCGTGTGTTCTTTGACTTTGCCTGTGACCCCTCCTGCGGCGGCTGGTATCCCACAAACCCTGTCTCCCGCCGCTTTTTCCCCCAGACCAGTCAGGCGGACCGGCGTCCCTACGATGCCATCTTAACAGACCGTCAGGTCATGCGGCTCTGGCGCTGCGACCGGCCCAGCGGCTGCCGCCGTGATAGATGGCCCCGCAACTATGCCATTATCATTCTGCTGCTCACCACCGAGCTTCGCAATGCCGAGCTTTTAAGCCTTTCCCCCGCCGATCTGGATTGGGAGTCCGGCGAGCTGATAGTAGAGCGGGGCAAGGGCAACAAATTCCGCCGCGTGGAGTTCCCCGAGATTGCCCAGTCCGCCGTCCGTATCTATCTGGCCAGCGGTATTCGCCCACGGGATGTCCCCGACACAGCGCCCTTGTTCGGCACCACCAGCGCCAAGGAATTTGGCGTGTTCCAGCAGGACGGCGTGTGGCGGCGCGGCTCTCCCCAGTGGCTCAGCAGCCTTGTAGCGCGCCATGTAAAGGCCGTCACCGGCGTGGATAACGTCCGTACCCACGACCTGCGCCATGTGGGGGCGCGGCTGGACTTAAATTCCGGTATGCCCATGGAGGAGCTGCAAGCCAAGCTGGGCCACGCCAACCCCAACACCACCCAGATTTATTCCGGCCGGCTTCTCAGCCGCACAGGCCGCAAGAGCGCCGTCCTCGTCCGTGAGGAGCAGGAGCGCTGCGCCCAGATCACCGCCCAGCTGGCGCAGGAGCAGTCTTGACCGCCTCCGCCAGCCAGACAGCGCCACAAAAGTTCCACAAACGGAAAGACCGCCATCCGAGGCAAGCAGCCGGTTTCGGATGACGGTCTTTTTTCTGTTGTGCCGCAGGGAGCGTCAACGCTTGACCTGCGTGATAAACGCCTCCGGGAAGTGCTTGCGTACCTCCTTGAGATACGCCTCTGCATTTCCCTTTATGCTGAATGCGCCTACCTGCACCCGGTAGATTGTGCCCGAATCGGGCACCGGCTCCGGCTCTACGTCAAGCTGCTTGTCCGGCGCGATGTAGGGCGCATCGAAGAACGCGCACACCGCCTTGCAGGTTTCCTCCGCGATGGCCTCCATGTTGTCGATGAGCCACTGGGCTTCCTCCGGGTTGTCGTGGAAGCCGAACTCCGGCAGCACCGCAGGCATGGTGGGCACCCGCAGCTCATAAAGGCGCGTGTCTTCAATAAGCCGCTCGGATGTGCCGGGGGACATGGGGGCAATGCGATCCTGAATCAGCCTGCCGATGGCGCGGCTTTTTTCGCTGGGGTAACAGTGCACCCGCGTCCCCGCCACCTTGCCGTTAAAGCCGTTAGTGTGAAGGGCAATGTGAAGATCAGCAGGCCATTTGTTGGACGCGCTGACACGGTCATACATGTTGCCATACTGCGCGTTGATCACCTCGAAGCCGCAGCGCTTGAGCGCGATTTCCAGATAATCGGCACAGCGGCCCATCTGTTCCTTCTCGTTGGTAGTGCGCCCATTCCACAGCGCTTCGCTGGCATAGACGTTGCTGGCCCGATCCTCGGGGCTGAGAAAGATTTTAGGCATTGTCGTCGCCCCCATTTGCCTTGGTTTTGTTGTACTGCGCCGTGGAAATACCCAGAATCGCGCCTGCAAAGGCCGTCACGGCGTTCAGCGTCAGCACCACGTCGTCGGGCCGGGGCCAGCCCCAGACGGGGGCCAGAGCGGCGTACAGCGTCGCCACGGCGGGCAGCACGATCATGACCACCCATTTCAGCACATCATAAATTCTGTCATTCAGTTTCATGTTTTGTCCTTTCCGGGCTTTTGCCCTGTCTGTTATTTTCGGATAGGCAGGCGGCGCACCTCTTCCATCACGCGCTTGGCGCTGCCGTTGCCGCCCATTTTCTCGTATGGAGCATACAGATAATCGTTGAGGTTTTCATACTCATCCTGTGTGACCTCGCCGCGCTGGATGTAGGTCATGCCCAGATGGATGATGCGATCATGAGCCAGCCCCACCAGCATTTTGCGCTCTGCGTCGTTTCTGTCCGCCCGCCTGCCCACCAGCGCCCATAGGCCACCGCTGGTCAGAGCCGCCACGACAATGGCGCTGATGGCGGGGATAATATACTGCCACATATCAAATCACCTCCCATCCATACGCCCCCGGCTCCCACACGTTGTTGTCAACGGTAGACTGCCATGTTTGGCCCTGATATGTCACCTTATCCCCCTTCATGTAGGGGTTGGTGCTCTCCGGCTGCTGCCACTCGGGGATCACAGTCGGATCGGGGATCAGTACCTTTGCCCACAAGCTGACAGCGGTCTCCGGTGTCCAGTCCCCCTGCGAGGTGTGCCCTTGCAAGCACTTGTACAACACGCCTCCGTGCAGGCATCTCTCACCGGCAGCGTAGGCCACGCTGTCGCTGCTCCACGGGCGATAGATCATCGGTGCTTTTGCCGCTTGCTCATCGGTCAGAACAGCCGCTGCCGCGTCCATGCTGGCGCGAAGCGCCTTGGCCTGTTCCAGAATGTCAGTTCTCATATCATTCCTCCGTTTCGATGCCGAGAATCTTCAGCGCAGCTTTGTACTGCACCGCCTCCGCAGACGTTGGCTCTACAGGGGCAGAAGGCGGCAGGTTTGCCACGTCCTCTGCGATTTCCGCATCACTCCGCAGCACGCACGCGCCGCCCTCGTACTTATACCGGGGGATGCCCTGCTCGGTGTACAGTGCATCAAAATAGTGGCTCTGACACAGGTTGTATCTGTCTCCCGTGCCCTCATCAATGTACGTCCACTTGCTCACGTCATCAATGTTGCTCATGGTGTAGCCGCCCTCGCAGCGGAGGACGCGGCTTCTCTCATCCAGCAGGACGTAGACCCGGGATTTGGGTGTTTCGATGTTATTCATGGCGTGCCTCCTTACAGTTCAGAAGAAAAGAACGCAGTCTGAAAGTTCCCACCTCCGCGCTTGACCAGTTGCCCGTCCGTCAGTCCGTGAGAGTTTTTCGCAGCTCGCACGCTAATACTACCAGGAGTGCTCATATTGCAATCAAACGTGAAGCCGGCCTGGTCAACTCCGGATACGCTCTGCACTGCGAGCGCCCCAGATGGATCAAGTATGGCAGGTGTGGTGCGCATTGTAGATGGTATTGGCACGGTGAAAAACAGGGCAGTTCCGGAATAGTAGCTGGCTCGCACCCTTGTCCAGTTGTTAATTGGGATCAAATACCTCTGGCACGCCGCCAGTTGATCGCTGAACCTCGGAATCTCGTTCAGCACCCACACGCCATTCTCCTGATGGGCAAGGGTCTGCTGGGGGCCAAGTTCCAGCTTGACGGCCTTAACAGTAAAAGTTGCGCCAGCTGTATTCCGCTGAATACTTATGTCATAAGTCTGCTCGACACTTGGAGCATTGGACGTGAAGGTGATTAACTCCCAGACATTCGCCTGAACCGCTACAGTTACATAGTTTTGTCCGCCCATGCTAAGAATAATTGAAGCATCAGCCTCCGCCTTGACAAGAGCAGATAGTGTAACGGTTGCTCCGACAGGCAACCTATCCTTTTCAATCTTCTGCGAGATGCCCTGATAAAGTCCTGCTACTCCGGCTGTCCCTATGAGTTGCAGTCCATCGCTCGAAAGCTTCAAAGTTGCATCAGCTGCATACTGCCCCCACCAATTCCATCTGTCTACGCACGGAATATTGGCACTAGCAGAGGACAGCCATTCCGTCTGTCCCATTTGATTCACGGGTTTGCCGAAGTACCAGTTGTCCAGCATGTTTGGATTGCACATCGTTGCCAGCGTTTCCCCCTGCTCCTGCACAGCGTCTGTCAGAGCCTGCATGTTTTCTGCGCTCAGCGGAGGGGCGCTTCCGTTGTTCCATTTTGGGGATTTATAACTCATATTCTCAGCGTCTCCTTTCCGTCTCCGGCCATAGGCCGTCCTCTCTTGTGATAATCAGCCGCGTATCCTTGGTGCCGCCCGTTTCCACCCACGGAACCGAGGCGATCTGTGCCTGCTGCCGCGTGTTGTCCTGCGTGTCCATGGCCACCGCGCCGTTTAAAAACACCCGCAGGAAATCGCCCTTTCTGTTTTTTAAAAACAGCGTCCTCCCTGTGGTGGACAGGGCGTAAATGGCGTCTCTCGTTGCAATATCGTCCCGGTATTCTCCGTCTCTCCCCACGCTGCCGATATAGCCGCTCAGCTTGCCGCTCTGGTAGTTGGCAGGGGACATCTGAATGGTGGGATACCGGGTAAAGTTGTTCAGTGCATTGGGGATATTGTTGTTGCCAATGGTGCCCGACGTAACGTTCAGCCGGAATCGGAACAGCTCTCCCACCCGATAAGCGCCCTGCTGATCCGTCTCCGCCGCCAAGATCGTCCAGTCCCACAAAACCGGTTTCACCGGCTGGCTGGCAATGCCGTTGGTGGCAAATGTGTTCTGCCCCGTGCCGAATATGTAATAGGTATATGTCTCCTGCGATTTCACGCTGCAATCCACAATGGCATTCTGCTCATAGGGTGTGTCTGCCACATGAAACAGCAGCGTATCGCCTGCCCGCAGCCGATACACGCTCCATCCCGCCAGCGACACATCAGTTGTCATGTTTCCGCCGTTCAGCCCCTGTGCAAAGTTGGTCAGCAGCAGCGTTCTGTCCTCCCATGTCGGCTTATACCCGCTTTCGCTCAGAATCGCCGCCATCTCCTGCGCCGTCAGGGCGCCTGCCGCCATCCAGAAGTAGTCGCACTCCTGTGCGCCGCCCAGCGTCACTGCCGTCACCGTTTTCCACTGCGTCGCCGCCGGTGCGGTGTAGAGCTGCGTCAGACGCTGCCGGTCTCTTGGATAAAGCGTTTCAGACGGGTATAGCGTGGTGCTGGGGTTCAATCCCTCCACATAGTAGCGCCGCTGCACCTGAAGCTTATTTCCCGTCAGGATCACCGTGATCTGGTCGCCCACGGCAAACTCCGCCTCCGTCTGGATGGGTGCTTCCCCTGTCGTGACCGTTTCAAAATGATCCGCCTCCAGCCTCAGTGCAGTTTCTTTTCCGTCGCTGCCGCGAATTGTCAGCAGAGCCACGCCCAGCGCCGTCAATGTGCCGCGCCACACCGCCGACCACGGCGGCGCAAAGGCCATTCCAACGCCCTTTACCTGCTGCCACGTCAGCGTTGCGCCGTCATAAAGCGTCAGCTTTCCACCCTCCGTGGTGTAGCCGCCTGTCACCTCTCCGGGGATGTCATAAGCTCTCGGCCACGTTACCAGTACGCCGCTCAAGTTGGGGTAAACTCGCGTCGTCACATCGCCGGAATACTCCGCTACCGTGTAGGAAACCGAAAATTCCTGCCATCCCGTGTCCGCCGTCACGCCGTTTACCGTCTCCACCCGGCACCGTATGGCGTATTCCTGCCCTGAAAAAAGGCCATCGTAGGTAAAGGCCAGCTGCGCCGTGGCCACGTTGCCCGTGTCGCGCAGCGGCTCATCCAGCCGCCCCGTCTGCGCCAGCGTCCATCTTGCCCAGATAATGGCGTCGCCCTGCGCCTGCGCGTAGTCCGCCGTCCACGTCACTGTCTTTTGCGTCACCGGAGTTTGAAATCCGTGAATTGTCAGCGTTGGCGTTGCCCTGCATATAAAAACCGAGGCCGACTGCTGTGTGACGCTTTCTGTGCTGCTCCACCATTGCGTGATCAGCAGCTTATAGGTGCTGCCGTTCCGAATGCCTGATGCCGCCAGCCCACTCTTGGGTATGGTGTACTGGAAAAAAACCACGTCCCCCGCTGCGTCTCTCCCGTAAAAGGGGCAGCCGTCTGTCCGTTTCCCCGTGTCATACAGTGCGGTACTCTGCGCCGTGTTGGCCAGAATCTTTATTTGGAACGCCGTCATGGCGTTCTGCCCGTCCACCTGCCAGCTGACCGTCAGATCCTTATCTGCGTCCACGGTGCCGTTGCCCAGCGCTCCCAGCGTTGAGGGTGTAATGTTCGTGGGCATAAAAAGTGCCATGTACGATGCGCCTCCTTCCTAGCTCTTGCCTCCTGCTGTCCCCCACTCCGTCACCGTGGCGGTGGGAAAGTCCGCCACGCTCACCGCCGTAATGGTCATCTCTCCGGCATAGGCCAGCGGCCTTGAAAAGCCCTGTATCAGGTGCCGCTCCGTTGGGCTTCCCGGCTTATCCGATCTCACAACGGACACAAGTTCATTTTCTTTAATGTGGAAAATCTGCCCGCAGGATATGTCCACGCTCTTTTGCAGCACCGTGGAGCGCTTCAGCATCCACTCCGCCTTGTCCCGGCACTGCCGCACCGTGGTAAACCCGTTGGTAGAGGTCCATATGGTCTTTCGCCCGATCAGTTTCACGTTGGTGTCGCTCTCCGGGTCCTCGTTGGTAGCTCTTGCTCCCGGCTGGCTGTTGTCCTCCAGCTGCTCGCCCATTACGATGTAGTCGTTATATACGTCGGTGTTTTTCGCCGTGTAGGATAACCCCAGCAGCGTCACATCCTCCATGGAAAAGGCGTGGGCAATGGGCTTTCCCGTGTCCAGCAGGTCGTCTTGGCTGGGGTCAATCCGCAGTCTGCCCGTGGCGTCATATCCCACCCATGCGTTCAGCATCTCGCAAAAGCCCAGAATGACAGAGGAATAGGTGCCGCCGCTTCCCGGCGATACCTCCAGCGTATACGGCGCGTCTGTCAGCTTTGCCGTGCCGCCGTCCGGCAGTGTCTGCGTTTTCCCGTTGTAGTACTCGGTATATACCGCCGCCACTGAGTCTACCGGCCTTCCGTTTCCTTTGTCCGTCCGTAAAAGCGCATCGATCTGTTCAAAGATGTTCACGCCCAGCGCACCGCGATAGGTGCCGTCAAGGTTGCCCCACAGCGTCCCATCCAGATTGGCCCACTTGTCCACCAGCTGAAGCGTTATTGTTCTTTGCGCCGGATTCACCGTTTCCACCGGATCCTCCACAAGGAAAACGCCCTGCTGTATGTAGTATTCCTCGCCGTTGGGCAGCACCAAGCCCTCGTCCAGCGCGATTTCCTGCCCGAACCATATGTGGTTCACATCATAGGAAAACGTCTCTCCCACATTGCTCAGCGTCACGCTGGCCGTGCGCCGCACGCCGTTTTGCAAATTTACCGTGATCGACCCGCTGGAGACGAAGGCACCGCTGTACGGGTTGCGCCGGTTGTTGTCCACGAAAAAGGCAGTGCTGCCATCTGTGTTCAAAAACCGCAGTCGGCACAGCTTTTGAAACGGCCCCTTCAGCGCCGCCAGATACGCGGCATATTGCTCCTGCGCCGTCATCTGCGCCACCGCCCCCTCCGCTCATAGCCGTCGTCCAGCGCTTCGCACTCTTCCGCCGTGGCAGACCGCAGCTTTTCGATGGTGGGGTCTTTTTTTCGGTAGCTGCTCTCCCGGGTTACATAGTGCTGCCGCGTGATCCCCGTTACAGGGATTTCCTTACCGTCCCGAAAAATCAGAATGTGCCGTGTGTTTCGTCCCACGTTTTCTCCGCCTTTCTCACAAATTCGACCCGTCGGTGTACATGATGATCTTCTGGTTGGCCGCGTTCTTTTTCTCGCCAAACACCAGCACCACCACCTGTGACCCCACCGGCGCACCCGCCATACTTGCCACATAGCCCAGCGATGCTTCCGTTGTGTCAAAGGGCCGGCGCACTGTGATCTTGCCGTTTGCCGCCGCCTTCGTCACCTCCGCCCGGTAAAAGCGCAGCATGTCCGTCTGCGTCTCTTTTACCCTGTGTCGGAAAAAGTTGTTCCATAGCCGCTGCGCCAGCGTTACCAGCGCCCCCGTCTCATTGCCCATCGGTGTCTCGTCCCCTCCCTTTTATGCGTTAAAAGCTTGCAGGTTATGGGCCTGCTGCGCCGCCTCATAAATGGTGGTGTGCTTGGCCTGCTGCTCCGTCATGACGATAGATCCGATCTGATAGCGCGTGCCGCTGTTGTCGGTATAGCTTCTGTTGTCCGTGCTGCCCGTCAGCGTCCTCGGAAGTCCCGTTTCCGCGCCGTAAAGGAAGCCCAGCTCTCCCAGCCGTGCCTTAAAGGTTCTGTCTGCCAGCGGCGTCAGCATCTTGGCGGCCAGCTTCGGCGGCAGCACGATCTCGTCCTTCGGCGTAGCCTTTATGCCGCCCATGCCTTTCAAAATGCCGCCCTCGTCGTACTTGTACGACCTTGCCACAACTGCGTAAGATTGCGTGGAGGAATACCCGTTTCTCATGGCCTCGTCGTATGTACTTTTGGCAACCTTGTCGCTTCTCACTTTTGCCACAGCCTGATCCAGCGCACCGCCATCTGCATAGAAGTGCCGCAGCATCTCGTCAAAGCTGGAAAACCGGCTCTTTTTCAACGCGGCCTCCGAGTTTTTTCCCCAGATGCCATCCGGTGTAACGCCCAAATACGCCTGCATAATCTTGATGTCGGTGGTACTGGCGTTATCGGGGGCATAAACGGTGTCATCTCCGCCACCGGGGCTTTGCACATCACCGCTTTCGTTTCCGTTCTCTTTCGCCTTGTTGGCCTCGTTCCACGCTTTTATAATGGCGTTTGTCGCCGCCTGGTTGTTGGCCACGCTCTGGTCAAGCATCGACTTTTCCGCGCTGATGGCGCTGGAAAGCCCATCAAGATAGTCCTGCCAAGCGTCGATCTTGATCTGATACGCCGCCTTGATGGCATCCTGCCGTGCCTTTAGTTCGTCCACCGCAAGGTCTATCTCCACCTTGCGCTCATATTCCCGCAGCTCCTTCTTGGCGTTTTCCAGATCCTCCTCGGCTTTTTTCACCTTGGTAGCGTCTGCCACCCATTCCCACTGCCCCGTGGAGGCGTTGTACTGGCGCACCGTCCGCTCGTTGCGGGCGTTCATCACAGCGTCCTGTTTTTTCAGGATCTCAAGCTTATATTCCTCTAGCTTTGCCTGCCGATCCTCTTCCTCTGTCTGCTCCTTCAGCGCGTCGATCTGCTTTTGGATCACAGCCAGTTCCGCGTCCCGTTCTTTTTGCAGCTTCTTGATCTGCGCTTGTGCGTTTTTTCGGTCTCCGTCTCCTCGGGAGGACGAACCGCCGCCGGAATAGCCGCCGCCGGAATAGCCGCCCCCGCTGGGATAGGAGGCGGAGGGAACGCTGATACTGGGCGTGTAGTTGCTGGTCAGGTTGCCCCACGCTTCTTCCGTCAGCTGCTTTTTCGCCAGATTGAATGCCTGACTCACGCTGCTGGCCGCGCCGCTCTCCATCAGTTCCTGCGCCCGCTGCTTGATCTCATCACTGTCCGCCTGATAGGTGCCCGCGCCGTTGGCGTAGGCAAACACCTGGGCAATGGCCTGCGCCGTATACCCCGCCTGCACCGCCAGTGCCTGCAGCGCCGCGATCTGCTGGCTCACGTCCAGCCCCGTGCTGCTGGCGGTGATCTGCGCCGCCACAAGGTCGTACAGTGCCTTGCCGGTCGCCCCGCTCTGCCGCGCCTCCTCGATCAGCTCGGAAATATAGTCCTTCGTGGCGTTCTGCGTAACGCCAAGCGTCTGCTGCACCCGGTCGTAGGCAGCCACCAGCTCCCGCTGCTCCTCCGTCACATCATATCCGGCGTCTATGGCGGCGCGGATGGTTTCTACGCTGTCCTCGCGGGCTGCGTTCACCTTTTCCAGCGCGTCATAATACGCACCAGCGGACATTTCCCCGGCGCGATACTGCGCCTCAATAGCCGCCAGCTCTTCCCGGTAGTTCCGCAGTGCCTCAATATCCATGCGCTCCGTTTTCAGAGCACCTGCACCAAGTCCGCCGCCAACGCCCTCACCGCCGCCAACGACCGTTTTAGCCCCGCTGCCGTGCAGCTTGTTCCATGCCGTCCACTCCGCCTTTTTCGCTGCCTCCAGCTGCTTTTCCTGCTCTTTTCGCAGTTCCTTCAGGACATCCAGCCGTTTCTTTTCCTCGGCGGTCAGTTCCCCGGTCTTGTTAATAAGAGCGTCATATTCACTTTGCGTTTCGCCCAGCTTGGACTGTATTTCCTCCGTTTCCTTCAGGGCGTTGTTGTACTCCCGCTGCTTCTGCGTTCCGACATAAATTGCCGCCGCCAGTGCCGCAAAAATCGCCGCTCCGATGCCGATTTTCGGCAGAATAGCCACCAGCGATTTCAGTTGTCCGATGAGTTGGGTGGTAGCCATCGCGTTTCCGCCGATGGCGGAGGTCAGCGTTCCAAAGAACGTCCCCACAGCCGTTTTGGTCATAAGGGATGTAAAGCCCTTGTTCAAAAGTGCCAGCGTACCCACCAGCAAGCTCATTTGCACAACGAGCCGCCCGGTATCGCTGTCCAAAAACTCCACCAGTTTAATCACGCCGTCCAGCGCACCCTTGATGGTGTCCGTCTCTACAAGGTGGCTCACAAACTCCGTCCACTTGTTTTTCAGGATCTCCGTCTTGCGGGTCCAGCTATCCAGCGCGTTTTCCACTTCCTTGTCCGCGCTCCCGGCAGCCCCGGCAAAGTCGGTGAGCATGGACTCATACATATCCCAGTTCTGGATCAACGCCAAAAGCTGGGAGGTACGCAGCTTGCCGCCGATGTCGCTGACCATCTCCATCAGCTGCTGCTCGGTCAGCAATCCGTCCTTCATGCTCTTGGACAGACCTGCAATGGCTTTCATGGGGTTTATCACGCTGCCCGTCGCCTGTGCCGCCTCATAAGCGTCCTTGGCGTAAACTTTGATAACATCCCGCAGCCCGGCGATCTCGCCGGTGGTCCATGTCACGCCCTCGTCGATTTCCGTCTTGGTATCGCCGATGATATTCAGGAAAAGCGCCCGCAGCGCGGTGGCGGCCTCTGTGCCGCTTCTCTGCGTCACAGCGGTGATCGTGCCGATAGCCGCCGTCAGCTCATCCACGCCCACATGGGCCTGCGCCGCAATGGGCGCCACCTTGCCCAAGCCCTCGGCGATCTTCGATATGCTGGTAGCGTAACGGTTATCGATCTCATTGGCTCCGTCCAGCACGGCGGTGAGCTTTTCAATGTTGCCATGATACTTGTACGCCGCATCCACGGACAAAAGGAACTGCTGCGCCGTTTCGGCGTTGGTGTCGCCTACGATCTGCGTCTTGGCAGCCAGCTCAGCCAGTGCGGACGCCTGCTCGCCGTAACCGGCGCGGCTGAATCCCGACACGAATTGCAGGTACTCATCCGCCGCCACACCGTAGGCGCTGGCGGTCTTGTACGCCTGCTTCTCGATCTTCTCCAGCTCGTCCCTGGATGCACCCGTGACCTTGCGGATCGTCACCATCTCGTCGTCCACGGACTTCATGGTTTTAAGGGCTTCTGTAAATTCGCGCTTTACACCGGCGATGGCGTTGCCCAGCAGCTGCCACAGCGCCATCTTTGCCGCCACGCGCCCGAAGCTGTCTCCCATCAAACCGGCAAAGCCGGAGGTTTCCTTGGCGGCTTTCCCGACGTTTTTGACCTCCTTTGCCGCCTTTTGCGCTCCGTCCTGCACCTTGCCGCTGGCGTTCAGCCACGCTCTTTCAAAAACCTTTGCGCTATCCGCAGCGTTCTTAGTGCTGCCGCCGCTGATGCCGGTGATGCTCTCAATGCGCCGCTGCATGGCGGTGGGCGTATACCCCTTATTTTGCTGTGCCGTGTATGCGCGGTAGGCGTCTGCTGCGCTCTGTACTTCTCTTGCCGCCTTTTGCGCCGCCCTCGCCTGTGCCTCGAAGTTTTGCGTGACCTTTTTGCTGGTCACGGTCATCTCGCCGCTTTCCCTGTCGAGGGACTTTGTTACCGTTACGACCTCGCCGACCCGTTTGCTGTAATTGGAGACGGAATGCACTAGTTCTCCGTCCGGGGAAAAGGTTTCCGTCAGTTTTTTCAAATTCTGCGTGGTCGCCTTGATGTTTACATTGGCTTGCCGCGTATCAACGCCCAAAGTCACGGGGCTGCCTTGCAGTCTTGCAATTTCACCCCTGAGCTGTGAAAAATCAGGTACAGCCGTTACCTTGAAAATCGCCATACGCTACCTCCAATCCTCGCTTTCCCTTACAACGCCTCCGTCTGCCGCCACGCCCAGCGCGGGGTCTGCCGCGTTCATCGCCCGCACCAGCGTCTCCTCCGCTCTGCCGCCTATCATTTCTTCCACAAAATGCCGGAAGAATGGACGCTTTCCCGGTTTTCTTCGCCAGTTATAAGGCGGTTCTTTTTTCTCAATACGGTTGATAAGATCGTCTCCGTCCACATGGGGTTCTATCTCGTTGCCCTCTCCGTCCGTTGCGCCGCTGGGCTGGTATAAAAGCGTCAGGTTCATGCCGCCGTCCCGTTCGTCAGAAAACACCGTGGCGCTGGCGCTCATGTCGTATAAGCCGCCGCTTCCCTCCCGGCGCACATATTCTGTGGGCTGAAAAGCGTCGTATACCTCCACCTCAATGTGATCCTGCAAGCACTCCCGCATGTCGTCTGCCAGCGCCTTGCGGGAGGCGCGAAAGGCGTTTTTCACCTGCATCTCCAGCGCGGCGATATCCGCCTCAAATCCGCTGAATCGCCCCATGATCTTCATTGCCACAACACTCACCGCCCCTTTTCTTACACACGCCAATGCGCCGCCATTGCCGCCGCGCACTCGCGTCTGTCCCCTCCCGCCAAACAGCGGGAGGGGAGTTTATTTTTTAGCCGGTCACGCTTACGGTACACTTGTCGGTGAAGGTCTCGCCGCCATCCTCCAGCGTCACGGTCAGCTGTCCCTCGCCTGCGGTAGCGCCCGCCTTGATAACGCCCTTGGCGTCCACGGTGGTGCCATCGGGGCCGCCGGTCAGGTTATAGGTGCATTTGGCAGGGGCAATGTTCACCAGCTGCCCGTTGGCAACCACGGCCTTGGGCTGCACCTGCGCATTGCCGCTCTTGGGCACGGAGATCACGCCGCCTATCTGCGCCACAAGGCCCGTCACCACGCTCACGCCGTCCTCCAGCGCCAGCACGTACCATGCCAGCGTGGATTCCGCGCAGTCCTCACAGGTGCCGGAGATCACGCCGCTGTCGTTGGAAATGGCGCGTCCCACAATGGCGGTGGTGTCGTAGGTGCTCTGGTCTCCGGTCACGGTCGCGCCGTCCGCCTGAAGCTTCAGCGGCACATGGATGTACAGCCAGCCGCAGCGGGTGCCCTCGTTGGTCTTGGCGTTCACGTTGCTGTAAACCGCCAGCTGTGCCGTGAAAATGCCGATCTTGCCGTTCATGGCACTGGTCAGCGTACCGACAGCGGCGTTCATTTTCCGGGTGTAGTACCAAACCTTGTACTGCTTTCCGGTCTCAGCGGTAAAGCCGGTAATCGCGCCGGCCTCGCTGATGTCATAGGCGGTGCCGCCCGTGGCGATCTTGCTGGCCGCGCCCACCTCCTGCACATAGCAAACGGCTCTGTCCATTCCGTAGCTGGCGGCAGGAGCACCATCCGTCACGTCCACGCTCAGCGCCTCGGCATTTGCCGTCACCACCTGGCACACGGGTACAACAGCGTTGTAGGTCACGTGTGCGCCCACAGCCGCCATCTTGGTGTTCAGGCTGAAGTCCGCCTGTGTAAAGTTCACCTGAATGTCCGGGTCACTCTCGATCACCGTTGCAATGGGGTTGTTCAGTCCCGCACGCAGGGGGTCGGCGTTCACCGAGCAGGTGATGTTGCCGCTCTGATACTTGTTGCTGGAAAACAGCACGTCACCGGTGCTGATGTCCGCCAGCTGTGCGCTGCAAATACCGCGCACAAACAGCGGGGTATCGGTAAATCTAATCATGTCTCTGTCCACTCCTTTTCAAATTTGTTGTCGCGTTTTGTCCTTCTTGTCGCTGGGTGGCTCCGCAGTCACTGCGCCGTCATTCCCCGCGTTACCTCGTTGATAGGCCGCAGTGCGCCGCTTTCCCGGTCGGTTCTCTCATAGAACATACTGGGATACGGATTCCCGCCCTTCCAGCGTCCTCCCTGTGCCTGCGCCACGCCGCACACGGCAAAGCCTATGATCCGCTGCCACGTCTTGGCTCTCGTCTGAAATTTCAGAATCGGCCATTGCTCCACCTCGTCCTCGTCTACACGGCACAGGGCGCACACCGCAGCAATTTTTTCTCCCGCGTCACCGCTTAGCGCCGCGCCCTCCATCTCGTGCAAGGCTCTCTCCGCTTCAACCAGCTCCGCGTTGGCATCTTCCGGCGTCAACTCAATTCCGTTTTGCGCCGCAATGATTTCCCGCAAACGCTGAAACTGCACCGGCGTTACGCTGTGCAATTCCTCGCCGTCTGCCCAGAATGTCACCGCCAGCAAGCAGCTCATGTCCTCGCCGTCTGCCTTCAGCCGGAAAAGACCCAGCCGTTCCTCCGCTGTCAGGCCCGTCCCCAGCCGCAGGGACAGCGCCAGCATCAGCAGCGCCCCGGCAAAAAGTCCTACCGGCTCTTCTCCCTTCATCGCCGCCTCATAATCCATTTTGTAATAGGCGCTCAAAAGGGGCATGGCTGCATAGACAGGCGGCATACTCTGCTGCATCATGTCGATGGCGGGCCTTGCGTATTCAAACTCCTCCCGCTCTGCCATCACCACCGGATACAGCGTCAAGCCCTCCGCCTCCACCGGTGCATACCGTTGGATTGCTTTTTTTATGTTGGGTGTGAGTTCCATTCATGTTCTCCTTTCCCACACGAAACACCGTCTTTTTAGGTGTGTATCCCCGCCTGCGCCAGCAGCGCAGCCACAGCGCCGCCCAGCACCAGCCACACGATCTTTTCAATCACGTCGTTCCATCGCTTCGCCGGCAGGTTCGTCAGCGTCTTAACGTCTTTCTTCACCTCGGAGATATCCTCCCGGATGTCTTTCTGCTCCTGGGTCATCAGCGCCACCGAGGTGGCCAGTTCATTCAGCGCCTTCTGCTCTTTCGCCAACTCGTCAATGCGGTGGGTGTTGCTTTTGCTTCGCTGCTCCACCTCGGCCAAGCGGTGCTCCATCTTAATCTCATCCATCCGCGCCGTCCTCCGTTCTTTCAAAATGTGGTCACGACGCTTTCACCGTCGCTCTCCGCCCACGCAAGGCTCATGTGCAGTCGTCTGCCCACGTTGGTTCCCTCGTCATAGACAGGGCGCGAGCCGTTGTCCGGATGTGCGCCTCTATCAAAGCTCATCACGCCGGCGCCGCCGATGTTCACGCCGTTCAGCGCTTCGATCAGGCATTGCTCCATGTCAAAGCTGCGGGAATAGGCATCTGTTTTCGTGGTACCCTCATGCCCGTAGTTGCACAAAATTTCAAAATATACGCCCACGCTGGCTGTGAACGCCGTCAGCGGGATCACGCGCCCTATGTACACCTTAATGGTGCTCTGTGCCATGCTCTGCGCCTGCCCCCAATACTGCTGCGGAAACAGCCGGTATCCCTTCGGATGCCGCTTTTTCTGCTCCTCCGTGTCCACAACCGGGGATTCTCCATCAAACAGAAGGCTCATTTTCTCCTGCGGCGTGGGAAGCTTTCCGGCCAGAGGCCGCGCCCCATCGTGCCACAGATATTTCATCAGCCGCACTCTCGGCCTCGCGTTGTCGTCGCTTGGCCGGTATCCCGCCTTGTCAGGAAGATCCAGCAGATAGTTCACTAGCTTTTTGGGCACGATCTCTGCCCCCTTATAGGTGCAGCTCCCCTCTTGCACTTTTTCAAAGGGATACCACGGGCTATCAAAGCTTGCCGCCATGCCGTCACCTCCGTTTTTGTAATTGTTTCACATGAAACATCGACAATTATGTTTCATTTTCGATATTTTTATAACTTTTACGCCGTTTCAGTTTTGATATTTTTCAGCATGTTTTTCAGTTTTTCCGCGTCCTCTGCCATCTGCTGAACCGACTCCGGCGTTACGGCGCTGGTCATTGCCATAGAAAGCCTTGCCACCGGGTCATTCATGATCTGCAAGTCGGCGTAAATCTCGCTGCTCAGCCGCTTTTCCATGTCCCGGTAATCGCCTATCAGGTCAAAGGCGCGGTTTCTGGTCTCGCCGCCCTCTGCTTTCATCCGCTCGATCTGGTGCATCAGGTGTTCGCCTGCCCACCGGTCATAGTCGTCTGCGCTTACCAGCCATTCCTCGCCCTCTGCGCCTTCAAAATCCCGTTTGAGATACCACCGCAGCAAAATGCCCATCAGGTATCTGGACTTTTTCTGCGCGTTTTCCCGGTACATCGCCGGCGTATCACCTGCCGCCCTTCCCTCTGTCGTGATCCTTACCTCTTCCAGACATTTTTCTGCGCACCGGCTTGCCAGCTCCGTTTTTTTCATCAGCGGCATGTACGTTCTGCACTCCGTCAGCCATTTGGCGCTCATTTTCTCCATTGTTTTCCTCTCCTTTCAGCGTGACAATGGCGGTTTCTTCCTTGTTCAGCAGGCGGCATGTCCGCCGTTCATCTGCGTTTTCATACTGTCCCGTCTGCGGGCAGTAGTATTGATAGCAGCAGTAGTTGGTCTCTCCATTTTGGTTCCGGCATCGCAGCGTGATCTCCCGCCGCTTCCGGTATGCGAATGCACACATAGGTCTGCCCATCTCAATATCCCTCCAATACCACAGTACCGTTGCTCTGTTCCTCCCCGTATGCCGCCGTCACCGTCAGCGGCTGTGCGCTGCCGCTCCAGCAGGTAATGGTCATGCTGTTTCCCTTTACCTCTGCGCCATAGGCCGTCTCGTCCGCGCCGGAAAACCGCCATGTGACTGTTTTATCCGTCTGTGCGCCGTTTTCCACATATACCGCGCCGATCTCTGCCGTCTCAAAGGGGCGCATACGCTCCGGCAGCGTTCCGGTAAAGCGCACGCCGGTGAAGCCCTCCTCCACCGTCACGGTCATCTCGCCTTGCAGCGTCCTGTTCTCGGCCACTGTCGCCGTAATGCGGCATGTTCCTGCGCCCACCGCCGTCACCTTGCCCGCTGCGTCCACGGTGCATACGCCCTCGTTGCTGCTCTGCCACAGGTAATGCACCGGATGGGCTGTGTCACCGTCCGCCGCAGCGCCGTTTCTGGTGCTTTTTGCGGTGAACTGTGCTTCCGTTCCGCCGCTCATGGCGGGCGTTCCTGCTACATCCACCTGCCAGTGGAAGGGATAGGCGTTGGCCACCCGGTTTACCAGATCGTCCTTTTCCTTATCCGGTTCCTTGATCCGCGCCGCGAAACGCAGCAGATGAACGCTTTCCTCTCTTCCTGTGAACTCCTCCGATACCTCCGAGTAGCCTGTGATCTGGTAGACGGATCTCCCCAGCATCAATCGGCTGTTTACATCCAGCTCCGCCGTCTCGTCGTTAAACTGCAAAATGAGGTTGAAATACCCCTGCATCAGCAGCACTGTCTCCTGAAAATCATTGGCCGTGGCGTTCATGGACGGCTTTTCCACCACAATGGGTTCTTTTTTGATGTTGCCGTACCAGTCCATGTGGTTCCATGTGGCGTTGCACCGCCGCATAATGCCGTTTCCAACAGGGCTTGAGATGTTGGCCGGATTCGTCACCAGCCATGTGCTGCCCATCGTCTCCACCTTGGCGCCCTCCGGGACGTATTCCACGGCCTGCGCCTCCACCACAAAGGATTTATAGCCGTCTGTCGGGCGGTCGATAGCGCCGCCTCGCTTGTTCACATCTGCCAGCCTGAGAAACTGATCCGACCATGCGTAAAAGTCCTCGCTGTCCATGCCCTGCATCCGCGCCGCCGTGTGGTTGGTGGCATATCTGGCGTATTGGGCAATAAACCGTCCTGTCGCGTCAGCAAAATAGGGGGTTTTCCGGTTGTCGTATGCCTTGGGCCGGTTGGAGTCACCCGTCAGTGCGCCGCCTCCCGCGCCCACATTGCCCAAGCCCGTTTTCATGTCATACATCGGCCTTTCACCCCCTTGTATTTCTGCATTTTTTAAACAAACTGCATTCTCCCGGTGCTTTTTCTGCCGTGCCGCACCACGTTCAGGTGGGTGCAGTCCTGCTCGTATTTGTGCAGCTCGTCCATCAGCCGCGCCCTGTTTTTCCGGTGCTTTTGCGATCCTTTTTCCATATAGGTGCCCTCGTTTACCGTCTCAAAGCTGGCATCCTTCACCTTCATCTGGTCGTTCAGCCAGTTGTGACCATAGAACCGCTCGTCCCACACTGCCGCCACGCACATCCCCAAGATGCGCTTTTGCCGCATGGTCAGCTCTTGGGCAAACGCGCCGTCCGTGTAAAAGTCCAGCGTATAGTGTGTCCCGCTTTCCTCCTGCACAGGAAAAGTCACCGTGCCGCTTTCCGGGTCGTACACGGCCTGGCGGTAGGGAACGTAGTATGTCACCCCCGCCGCGTCCTGCCGCACAATGGCGCAGGAGAAAAGCGCATAGCCTTTCATGCCGGTGTCCACCTTGGTCTCTTCGCCGGTGCTCTGCACCGTGCTCTCCCAATAGAAGTCTCCGTACTGCGGGAATGTAATTCCCTCTTGCAGCCAGTCACTCATTTCCGGCGGCATATTAAAAAGAGGGATGGCGTTTACCATATAAAGCGACATTTTTCGCAGGAACGCCGCCGCGTTTTCCTGCGCCGCCTCCTGCAAACGCACATCGTCTATCTCCACCATGGCGTGATCCGTGACGATCTCGCTCCAACTGGTTCCCATACACTCCCTCCTTTTCGTGTTTCTTCTAAAGGGGTCGATTTCGGCCCCTTTAGTCCTCGTCCTCTGCGCTGTTCAGTGCGTCCAGAACGGGGCGGAACATCCCCCTGCGGCGGATGTCGTTCTCCGGCGCGTCCTTATACCGCTTTTTGTTCATGACGTTCAGCTTTTTCACCAGCGGACGCCAATCGCCGTCCAGCTCGCCCTTTTCCGCCGCCTCGCAAAAGCTCCGCGCCACCATCTCCTGGTGCTCGGTGCAAAGCGCGTCGAAGTAAGGCAGCAGTTCCTCGCCCATGCGGAAGATATTGGCAAATCCCTTCTCGTCCATGACCTCGCCCTTGCGGTAATCGCAGTGGTAGAGCATCCGTTCCTCGTCCGTCATTCCGCTGATTACCACCAGCCACCGCCGGTCAATAAACCGCCGCATGGTCTCGTCATAAAACCGGCTCCACTCGCCCTTGGGCACGATCACCGTGCCGTTCTTGCCGGTGACTTGTCCGTACATGCCGTTGGCGCCGAAAACCGCCACGTTGTCGTCCGCCACCGGCGCCATCCACCGCAGTACCACCTTTTCCGTGTCCGCCATCACCTGCACCACCTGCGGCTGCTGGGGGAGGTTTTTCATAGCCTCGGCCACGGCGGCGGTAGCGGCTTCCTTCATCATCTGCTGCACCTGCTCGGCGGTGTACAGCGGCGCGGTTTCCTCTTTTTTCTTGGCGGCGTCCGTTTTCTTCTCGCGTTTTGCCGCCGCAGTGTCCTCGTGTTCCTTCACGTTGGCCGGGATCGGAACCATGAACTGATCCTCCTCCGCGTCCTCTGCGGCAATTTGCGCCGCCAGTTTGTTTTTGCTATTCTTTTCCGTTCCCATGTTTCTACTCCTTTCAGATCCACCATGGTCGCTTGTCAATATTTGCCGCAATACATCAAGGCTCCCACCTCTGCCCCGTTTGCACGTTGACGTATTGCACACCCTCCGGTTTCCCGGCACTGCCTTTTATTTGCTTTGCAAAGCTTTGCTGAGATAACGTCTCCTCTGGGACACACTTTTCAGGAGGTGCGAGGAGTCCTATATGGCGGAAACGGCAGGGCTTGAACCTGCGCCCCTCTGATTAACAGTCAGATGCTCTGCCAACTGAGCTACATTTCCGTATGGGGCTTTCGCCCCCATAAACTCCCTTTCGGGCGAAAACGATCCAACGTTTTCATCTGGCACGGACGCGAGGGCTTGAACCCCGAACTGCGGTTTTGGAGACCGCCGTTTTCCCGGTTAAACTAAATCCGTATGTCCGGGGAGGGGCTTTCGCCCCATCCCCTGTTGTGCATTTGTCAGGCGTTGATGAGCGCCAGCTTGTTGGCAATGCAGGGCACTGCGTCGATGCTCATGGACACCACCATATCGATGGAGCCGTCCGCCGTCTCGCTGGGAGAAAGCTGAATCGTGATGGGAGTCCCCTCCTCCACGCCGATGGCCACAGGCTTGTAGCCGCCAATGGGCGCCAGCCAGATCTTGTCGGTGGGCACCATCTCCACCACGGTGGTGTTCTGGGTGCCGGGAACAATGGCGTTGTCGATGGGCATCAGGTTAATGCCCATGTACTCGCCCAGATAGCCGTACTTGGCCCACTCCACGCCCAGCATAGTGGAAAGAGCCGCGTCCAGATTGACGGTGCTGGCGTTCACCACGCCGGAAGGCAGCGCCTTGGTCAGTGCGGAGGCATCGCCCAGCGCAATGACGTTGCGGTAGCGGGTGCCGTTGACCATCGCCACGCGCTTGGCGGCAGTAACCCAGTTAGCGGAGGTGTTGGTGAAGGTCATGTTGGCAGGGATAGCGGCGGTGTTGCCGGAAAGCTTCACCATCTGCTGCACCCACATAGCCGTGAACTTGGAGTACCAACCTGCGGCAATGGCGTTGAAGAAACGGCCAAGGTCGGCGTCGTTGCCCACCAGCTGATACCACTTGGCGCTGGCGCGGGCGGTACGCAGGCGGGGGTTCAGAGTCACGGTCTTGTTGTACAGGGTGTTCACGGGCTTGGAGCGGGAGGCGCCCCAGCTGTCGTCCTCAAAGAGGAAGATATCGTTGGACATGATATCCAGCTCCTTGGTCTGCCCCAGGGGAACGGTGTGCATTTCCGCCAGCCAGCCAAGGCCGGAGGACATGACGGTAGGCAGCATAGGGGTCACGATCTCGGTGGTGATGCCCGCCAGCAGCTTCAGGAAGGTGCTGTCAGACAGGAACTTCCGCTGGTTTCGGCGGAACTCGTTCATGTCGGCGGGTGCGGTCTCGCCGCTGATAGAGCAGCACCGCTCTGCGCAGAAGAGCAGCAGGTCGTGCTGCAAGCCGCGGTTGACGGATGCGTAGCTGCGGCGCTTCTCCTCCTCACCGTCGGACAGCATGGCGGTAAACTCCATGGGACTGCGCTGTGCGGCGGTCATCAGCACCCGCTCGTCGCGGCCCAGACGTTCCCGCATCAGCAGGCGGCCGCAGGTCACGATGTCGGCTCTCTTGCGCTCCACACCGTTGAACTCGGCGCTGTTGCCGTTAAAGATTTCGGGATTGATGCTGTTGAGCATGATAGCCATTCTTGTTCACTCTCCTTTCTCTCAACCGCCAACGGGGACGGTATCCACCTTGCAGGCCTCCAGGTCATAGAAGCCGAAGGAACCCTCCGCGCCCTCGGTGAAGGCACCATTATCCAGCAGCTTGAAGTAGGGGGTGCCGGCGGCGGTGGGCTTGTCGGCGGGGATCAGCAGACCGTCCTTGATGGTGAAGAAGGTCTTGCTGCCCACAGTGCCGTTCACATTGCCCTCGCCGAAGCGGTAAATCTTGCCGCCGTCAAAGACGATGCGGGTATAGGTCACGGGGTAGTCCTTGGGTGCGGGCAGACCCAGCGTATTGGCGGCCACCTTGTAATGGTTGCCGGTCACAGGATCCTCCAGAATGTTCACCTCGTAGGTGTTGCAGGCATAGATGCCGTCGCCCTCGCTGGTCACGGCACCGGCGGCGCTCTGCATCAGCCAGCTGTTGCCGTTCTTGATGGTCACCTGCGCGCTGGCGGGGCCGAGGTTTTCATAGCCCTCGCAGGGCATCAGTTCCTTCTTGGTACACAGGAAACCGGCGGAGCAGGTCTCCTTATCGCCGCTCGCGTTGACGAACTTGCCGGTGATATTCAGCGTTTCGCCGAAAACGCGGTCGCTCACGCGGGGCCAAAATGCGGTCTTAGCAATGTAAGCCATGTGTATTCACACTCCTTTTTCAATTCTTGTTGTTACGCCTTGCCGATGCGGCTCAGCATACCCTCAATACCGCTGTCACCAGCGCCGTCACCCTTGGCATTGTTCCACGCAAAGGCACTCTTGCGGCTCTCGGCAGCCTTGCGGTCTGCCTCCATCACGGCCTCGCCGCAAACGGCCAGCACCGCGCTGCGTACCATCTTCTCGCCCAGCCATGCGCCGTCCTTGTCGCAGGAATTGGCATACACACCGGACTCAATGTTCTCGTTGATGTCCTTCAGCGCGGCCTCGGACAGCTTCTCCTTGCGGTTGGCGTTGAATGCCTCCAGCGTGGCCTTGGCGGTCGCCTTGCACACGCTCAACCGGCGCTTGCTCTCCGCCTCCTGCATGGCACGGATCTGCTCCTTGGCGGCATTCAGCTCCTCGGAAAGCTGCTTGATCTCGCCGTTCTCGGTTTTGGCGGCGGAAACGGTGTACGCCACCACATCCGCCACATCGGCGTTCAGCTCCACTTCCCCGGCAGACAAAACGATGCGTGCCGCGCAGGGCGCGATACGGCTTTCCATGACCTCGCCGTTATCCTCTGCGTTGAAGGTGTAGCTGAAAAGGTTGCCGGAAGCATCCAGCAGTCCCACGCTCATGCCGTCCTCGCTCAAGGCGATCAGCTTGTGATTGGGGAACTTTGCCTGTACGCTTTCCATCATTTGCTTGTTCATGCTTCTTTTCAGTCCTTTCTTGTTGATTTTTCCGCTGCCCTCTGCGGCTGTGTGCAGCGATGCGGCCCGCAGCTTCAAACTCTTAAATTCCTCCTGCATAGCCGCCAGCTTTGCGATGCTTGCCCCCGGAATAGCGGGGCTTACCCGGTCGCCGAGGATGGTCACGCCCATCCCCGTCCACTTGGTAAATACATCCACATCGCCCTCTTTGTGGCTCTCGGTCACATTGGTTTCTGCAGAAACCTCCATCTTTCCCTGCCGACGGATCTTTTCCACCAATTCCGGGGCGTAAAACTCAAACAGCCGCCCCTTCGCCTTGAGCCATGTATGACCATCCCTCTCCACAAGGGTAAAGTCCCGTTCGTCCTCGGACAGCGTGCCCACGATGCGCTCCGCCGTCCCGTCCATGAAGGAGTAGTATTCCTCCCCCGTCTCCGGGTCTCGGTACTTAGCCATGTTGTGCCCGTCTCCGACTTGCCGTCCGACATAGGCCACCAAAATGGGCTGTCCCACAAAGGTCTTGTAGTATTCCGCGAGGTTTTGGTACGACCACTTGTTGCGGTTCTCGTCCTCGCGCATGACCCACAGCTCCACGCCAAACTCGTACTCGTTGAGCCGCTGCATCACCTTCAGGGTGCCGCTGGCGCACACCTTCTTGGGCATGGCCTTAGTTTTCAGCCCGCTCATGCGTCCTCACCGCCTTCAAACAGTTTTCTGCACCAGCTGTCAAAGGTGGCGCGGCTCATGCCTCCGTTATCGAGCATCGCCCACGCATCCAGCAGCTTGCGCCTGTCGTCGGTGTTGGCGATCTGCAGCTCCTCCGCCTTCAGCGACAGGGCGTTGAACTCCCCGTCCGCTGTCACCCGGATAAAATCACCCAGCGCACCGTCCACCGTGTCCACGATGGTCACGCACACCTCAAACACCCGGTCGAGGTCGTCATTGAAGTCCTCGTCCAGCTCCGGCGTACCGGGGTAGGGCAAGCGCAGGTGGTAGTCGTGGGGGATATCCGCAAAGGCGTCCACCCGCTCCGGCTGCTTATGCTCCAACCGATGGATGGCGTCCGACAGGAATACCATCCCCATGTCGCACAGCACCCGATCCTTGATGTCCGCAAACCATTTTTCCGCGTTGCCGTATGCCTCCATCACCCGGCGCATCGGCTCCCGCATAGGCGCAAACCGGGGGTTATCCCAGCTGGCGTATTCTCTTGCTCTCATGTCCTCACTCCCTCTCTCCGCAAAATAAAAATGGGGCCGCAGCCGGTGTTCTCCACCGGCGCAGCCCCATTCGGCTTTCCCCGCAGCCCCTTTGCTGCGGCTATCCACTTTTCACGGCCATTGCGCCTACCTCAATACCCCGCGCATCCGCGCAAGCCTTCGGTCACAGCAGCCGCATTCCCCGTTTTCGTTCCCCACTATCGCAGAGGTTCTCGCCGCCCTATCGCTCTGTCGGCGCCGTCATGGCCGTGCCTTTCTTTTTCTTCACCGTGTGTACGGTGTGCGCCTTTATGGCAAGTCCCTCCGCCGTCCGGCGTATCTCCACGTCGTTGCCCTTGGCAAGCTCTCGGTTGATCTCATGCAGATCCTCCGCCGTCAGTATCGCCATCATGACCATTCTTTCTCAGCCTCCCGCATCCTCTGACGCTTCCTGTCCCTCGGTCCCCGGTGCCCCTTCCGATGCCGGTCTCCCTCCGGGATTCATGTCGTGAGCCGCCTGCGGGGGCAGTCCGCTTTCCCCCTGCTTGGCGTTGTAGCTGGTCACAAGTGGCAGGCGCATATCCATGATGCCGCTCTCCTTGATGGCGGAGCTCATGGCAAGGTCGTCTATCACGCTCATGTCCAGCATGGCCATGTAGATCATCGTCTGGGGCAGAATGCCCAGCGTCATGCCCTGCCGTGCGTTCTCAAAGGTCTTTTCATCCTCCGCAAGATTCCCGAACATGGAAAATCGCCACGAATGTTTCAGATTCAGGCCGTCCATGACGCCCCGCATCATCCGCTCGTAGCAGCGGTATATCTGCTCGGCAAAGCGGCTCTCGATCTGCAAGCTGATGTTGGCCACGCCCGCCCTCGGCTCGTCGCTGGTGGGGATCAGGGCGGAAAGTCCCGCCTTCGCCATGGTGTAGCCGTACCCGGCTGTGCTGATCTTGGTGGCTCCCGGCGCTTCGGATAACTGGTGCAGCTCCATGTTTTTCAGCGGTGCGGCATACCAGCCGATGCCGTTTGTGTTGTTTGCCGCCAGCTCGTCATAAAATCGCGTCCTGAAAAGCTCCCACCCGGCGTTGCTCAGCTTATAGGTGTCAGCGCTCTGCCGCGTGTCGTCGTCTCTATACTCGATCTCGCCGGTCAGCAGGGAGATCAGGGGGTTTTGCACCAGCTCAAGCTGGATCTGTTCATACTGTGCAATCTGGATCAGCGACAGAAACAGTCCCGTCAGCGGCGACACCACTGCCGTCTGCGCGTCGTCGATCTCGAAGGTGTACACGCTGTCCACCGGCAGCGTCACCCAGTAGAAATACTGCCCGTTCTGGTAGTACACATCCGGCGTTTCGCCCTCTCCGAAGCCGCCGCGCCGCTGTATCTCCGCCAGAAGTCCCATGTCCACCCGGTTTTTGGCGGCGTACACGAACCGCGTCCCCGTCCCCTTGGGTGCGCCACGCTCTGTCACCCGGGAAAAGACATCCCAATAGGGCTTAAAGAGGTCGCCGAACTGCAAGGGATCTGTCCCCGGCTGCATGAAATACATCATGTTAAAGGCCACGGTGTACTTCGACACGCTGTTGAAGCCCACGATCTTTACCCAGTCGGATGGCAGCTGCTGCATAAAGGCGTAGTTCACCTTGTTGTGGGGCTTATCCACGCTGACACGGGGATAGTAAAAAACCTTTCCCTCCTGCACCGCCTGCCCCGCCAGCTTGTGCGCCGTGGTCTTGGGGTCCAGCTTGCGCCGCAGCTTTTCCAGCAGTTTCCATTCCCGCCAGAACTCGTCGCTTTTCGCCGTGTCCTTGTCGGTAAACTCCGGCGCGATATAGCTGTGATAGGTCAGCAGGTCTTGGTACATCTTCCTGGTGTGGAAAAGGGGGTAGGCGGTAAATTCCAGCCCATGCTCCACCTGCCGCAAGCCCTGCTCGTTGCCCATGGGGTTTGTCAGCATCTCCGCCACGCGGTTTTTGCTGTAATCCTTGGGCAGTGAAGAAATGGCCTGTACACGCCGGTTCTGGATGTAGGGATTGTTCCGGTTGGCGGCAGACGCGCTCACCCGGCTGAAGGCGCTGGCCAGCGCACCGGCCGGCATATCGCCGTACTCCTCGGAAAGCGCCTGAAACCGCTTGAAAATCTCCGGGTAGGTGGCGTTGGAAAGTCCGCGCAGTTCAGTTGTCAGATTTTTCGTTTCGTCCATCCTGCGCCTCCTTCTCCAACCCCTCGCGGGTCTTTTGCAGCTCCTTTTCCCACGCCGTCAGCATTTCGTTCACCCGCTGCGCCGCCGTCTCCTGCCGCCGTCCGGCGGCTTCTCCCAGCAGCGTGGCGATGCAGTCCGCCAGCCACAGTCGGTCGCTCTCCGTCAGGCGCCGCAGGTCGTCGCCCTTGACCTCCACGGCGGGAATGTGCCGGGGATTTGTCCGGCGGTAGAGCAGCATATAATTTGCCGTCACGCGGGAAAACCGCTCCCGCTCCGCCTTTTCCACATTCAGTCGGCTCACCTCGGCGGCGTAGAGCTTATATGTCACAGCCATCCTTAAAACATCCTTCCTCCCCGCCGCGCCGTCACCGTGCGCCCGCGCCCTGCACCTGCCGTATGTGCCGTCAGCGCGGCGCCCTGTCCCGCGCCCTTGAAGCGCTCCAGCTCGGCGTCCCAATCGCTGGTGTGCCGGACGGATTTTGCCAGCTCCTCACGCTCCAGAATCTGCGCCACCCGCAGTGCGTATTTCAATGCTGACCAGATATCGCGCTGTATATGCTTGGATATCCGCTCCTCCCGCATGGTGGTGCCGCTGGGTACTTTTTTCAGGTTTTGTATCTGCCCTGCCAGTTCCCTCGTTTTCAGGTACGGCTCGGCGATCTGCGCGTCCATGTAGTCGTCCTTGATTCTGTGGTGCTTCTTGTAGGCCTCCACGCCCTCGTTCACGTTGCCGCACAGCAGTTCTACATTCCGGTTTTCAAATTGCAGCTCGGCGTAGCGCACCATCTCTGCGTCCGGGTCTGTCACGCCCGCGCCGCCCGCCTTGATGGGATACAAGCACGGAATGGCGTTGTCCTGCTCCAGTTCCGTAAAGGAGGCGTGGTTCCTTACGCACAGGGGGGCAAGTCCGTCCCCCAAGTCCATCATCAGGTTTTCCACCACGCTGGTGCCGTACTGCCATGCATCTATGGCAAGGTATGTGGGCGCGCCGCCCTCGCAGCAAAACCGGCTCCACACGTCCTTGATCTTCTGCGCCTGCATCATGCTCTTAACCGGCGGATTCCAAACGTCCACATTCACCAGCTGCTTGAGGTATCTGTCCCGCTTCAGCCAATCCGTCTGCCGCGTGCATTTCAGCACCACGCAGGCGCATTTTGCGTTTTTCTTGTCATCGGCGTAGGATACGTCGTAGCCCACGATGTAGATCACATCCTGCGGTGCAAGCTTGTTTTGCAGGTCAAAGGCACAGTGCCGGTTTTCCGCAATCATCAGCTTGCGGCTCTCTGTCAGCACCTCGTCCCGCACAATGGGGTTGCTGTCCGCGCCGGTGTAGCGGCTCTCCATCTCCCGCATCCACCGCTCCGGGGTCAGCTTTGTTTTTAATTTCTGCGCCCACGAGTAAGGCCGCATCTGCTGCAGCACCACACACTCCCACGAAATGTCGTAGGCAAATGCGCTTTCTCCCGCCAACATGGCCTTCATGTTTTCGCAGCGCGTTTCGTATGCGTGGTTTTGCTTTCGCCCCGCACTGGTGATGGCATGGTCTTTATACGCCACGTAGTTCCCGTCTGGTTTTCCATCTACGTTGTGGGTCAGTCGCACCGCCGGCAGAACAACCGTGGTATACTCGGCAAAGTCAAATGGCGGGTTTTCTTCCTGTGCGTACTCCTCGGCAGTAACATCGTGGATATTGTCACCGCGCATGGCGGAGATATAGAAAGCACTTCCGCAGTCCGTTTCGATCTTGAAGTCGTCCTTACTCTCCGCCGTCACGCGCCACTGCTTTGCCAGTGCCGGGTAGTCATGCTCTGTCTGGTGGTATGTCTTGCTGCCGATGGTAGCCATTTGCTTGTAGCTCGGCCCGTAATACGCGCTCTGTACGCCGGGCCACACGAGGCCGTTTACCTCCGCATACTTGAACTTTGTATTGGTTTTTGTCACGCCTCGCGTTCCCGTAAAGGAAACAGACGCTTTTCGCGCATACACCCGCGCCATCACTCGCTGCAACAGCTCCTCATTGGCGAAGTCCGCCGTTTCGCTGCGGAATATGTCCAGCGCCTTATCTGGATACCATCTGAAAACCCAGATCAAAAACGCCCAAAATGCGTCCTCATAGTTTTCATAGCTTCGTTCCTGCGTCGGCTTTTTCGTGACCCAGCCAAGGCCGGTCACATACGCCTTACCCGTTCTCCGCGACACGTCACTCGCTCCCCTTCACCGGTCGCATTCGCACAAGCCCCAGTTTTTCGTATGCCTCTTTTTCCGCCTCGTTGGGTTCCTCTGCAAACTCTCCCAAGTCATCCCGCAGCCGCATCTCGTCCGGTAGCTCTGCTAATTCAGGCATTCCGTCGTTTTGCCGCATACGGTTTTCGTTTATCAAAATCATCTGGTCGGCGGCGTCCCGGGTGTAGGGATATTTGCACGGTCTACCGAAGAATATCTTGAATGCCTCGTCCGGGTCGCAGGGCTTCCCGTTTTTCAAAAGTCCCGCTCGTTCCAGCGCCAGCACCATATTGTCCAGCCGCAGCTCCTCCACCGGCTTTGTGTCCTTTTTCCGCAGGTTTTCCGAGGCCAGGTTTTCCTGTATCATGCTGGAGAGCTTCTTTGCCTTGTCGATCTGGCCCAGCTCCGCCGCATCGTTCATCTGCTTTGTCCACTTCGCCACGTTCCGCAATATCAGCTGCTGCTTGGCGCTCACGTTTCCCTCGCCGCCAAAGTCGGCGCACAGGGCGTTATAAATGCGGTCAAACTCGTTGTAGTCCTCCGTGGTATAGTGGCTTTTCTCGCCGCCCTCGCCCCAATCGGCTACCTGCCGCTTTGTTCCGTTTTTCCCGTCTCTGGCGCTTTTTTCCAGATCCACGGCGCGGCTGAACTCGCCTTTTGCAAGTCCCGTCCCGAATATGCGGTTTATGTCCGTCAGGCCGTCTAAAAAGCCGTACTCGCCGCCGCCCTTTGTCTTGGCAAGTCCCTTTTTTTCAAGCTTTTCGCAGTAGCTCGTCCACTTTTCCTTTGCAGACTTGGCGGGGATCGCCTTCATGTCAAAGGGCTTATCAAACCGAATGCAACAATAAAAGAAGGCGAGGCTTTCTCCTACTTCTTCCTCCAGCAGCTCGTAGTACGCCTGCTGTTTTTCCGCATCCATAGGTAAAAGCTCCGCCATTTCGATCCCCTTTCCGCACACAAAAAAATGGTACAAGAACGAAGGTTGCACTTCTTCTCATACCATTTTTGCAGATATTCACTTGTCCGATTCCCTTTTACGCAACTTTTTGAAATTATTCTTTCAGCATTTTGCAAGAATTATTTCACTTCACAAAAACTCATGTGTCCTCGTCCCTCCCCAGCAGATAGTCAATGGTCACGCCGAAGAAATCCGCCAGCGCCGCCAGCGCCGTGGCCTTCGGCTCCATCTCGCCGCGCTCGTAGCGGCTTATCATGCTCTTGTTCATGCCGCACAGCTCCGCCAGCACGCAGCGCTTCATCCGTTTGCTCTCCCGCAATTTTCGCAGCCGTTCAGGAAATCTGTCCATCCCGCGCCCTCCTTCCCGTCACAATGGGCCACACAACCCGAAACCACGTTCTCCATTTGGCGCACTTATTCATGGTTGGGGTTGTGCATTTCTTGCATTTGGCGCATGGATGGGGCGGTAGCTGGTGGGGCCGCGTAACATCGCTTTTTACCGTACAGCTCACCGTCTCTTGCCTCCCCCACCGCTCATTGCCAGATACAGGCAAATAAGCCCAACAAAGCCGATCACGCCGCAGCAGATGGTTCCCACCACGGTTTCATGTACCCTTCCTTCGATGCACAGCGCTGCCACCAGCAAGGCGCACGCCACTGCCACCAGCCCAAACATTGTCTCACTCGACATGCTCTCCACCGTCCTTTCTCTCCCCGTAGGAGCAGAAGTCGTCGTCCTTCGGAACCGCAAAAAAACTGTCAGGGTTCAAACACTTTTTGCTCCCTCTGTTATACTTGCAGTCCTTACACCGCACCACCGGGGCAACGTCAGCGGCTGGCATTCCCGCAATAATTGTACGTACTCCGTCTGAAAATACTTTTTCAACAATGCTGTGTTCGCCTAACCCCAGTCGATCAAATTCGGCGAACAACGCTTCCTTGCCAATGTATTCATCCATTGTCAGCCCTCCCATAAAACGCCTCTAAGTCATCCTGCGCCTTGTTGACAAAATCGGGGCAAGCCAAGCATTCCGGTATCGGGTCATCCGTCATCGGGTCAACCCTCCCGAGACAGTAGATACGGTCTTTCTTGCCGTCGTTCCATTCGTGGGACGGGCGTCCTCGCTTGCCCAGCATACACTTAACCGTTGCCATTGTCGGCACCCCCATTCTCACCTTGCATTTAATCTCGGCGTCCATGATCCTTGCCATTTTCAGGAACTCTCTCCACTTTCACAAATCGTGCTTATCATCAGGGCCGGTACACCACTGACAATCATACGAGTTGATTTCGTTGCTCCAATAGTCGTCCATGTTGTCAGACATCATTCCACCTCCCGTTTCAGTTCGTCATACAACTCGCTGAACCGCTTGTTCCACTTCCTTAGCCCGAAGAAACAGTACACGCCCAACACGATCCACAGCCCACTGGCGATGTCTTGCAACAGATTTTCCATCACTCCACCTCCTGCAACCAGAAGTTGCGACGGCAGACGGCGCATTCCTTGGAAATGTCTGAACATCCGCCCTTGTCTCCTCTGTGTATCGTAGACACTATTGCAGGGCACACACGCAACACGCCGATGTCATCTACCCGAGCTTCCGGGTATTGCTCCAGAAACACGCTCTGCCGTGTCTTGCGCGGGTGTGCAGCAGACCACGCTTCGACCCGCGTGACCAGCTCTTCGGCATCGGTGCTCAAGTCGTCCAGATCAGTGCATTGAGTGTCATGTGCGGGACACCCATCCGAACAATGCCCTTTTTCTGCGTCATAGTAAGACTTGCACATCCTATCGCGCTCCTTGATAAACTTCACAGCGTCCATCACATTTCCCTCCATCTGCACCCGTCACAGGCGCCCTCGTGTGCTTGTTTGTACTTCCCGCAGTATTGGCATAACTGGTTGATAAGTGCTTTCCGGTCTGCCGCCAGCTTCATGTTGCTGTCAAACAGCGTTTCATTGATGGCGGCGTACTGCTCGGCAGTGTTCTTTGCACCCTGCAGTTCCTCTTTCAGTTTCACGATTTCGCAAATTGCATTGCCGTTTGCCGCCATCATGTCGGTCACATCGTTCGGCATCAGGCCGGTGTCCTCGTAGGCAGCGAGGCGCAGAAACCGCTCTACTGGGATACTCTGCTGATACCCGTTTGCAAGGCGGCGCTCGTACCCTTCTCGTTGCGCGTCAGCTTCGCGTTTATTCGTCAGTCGTTCCATCGTTCTCCTTCTTCACCGCCACAGCCTTTGCCAGCTGTGCCATTCCCTGCTTCATGTCCTCTATCTGCTCATCCCGCCGCAGTACGGTGTCCCGCAGGGCGGCATTGGCCTGCATCAGTGCCTCGATGTGCCGCTGCTGGTTCTCGATCAGGTCAGCGGCGATATCCATCGCTTTCCCGATACATTTCGCGTCGTCTACGGCAAAAATTTCATCATATGGGCATCCTTCGCAACTGTCTCCCCCGCAGCACCGCAGCGCCGCCACGATCTCATCTCTTGTCATGTCATTCCTCCTCGCCAAATGGCAATCATGCTTGGAAACGGTGCCGTTCCCATCGGCTTTCCGTCCAGCTCGAATTTCAGCCTACCTCGCAGAAAGCGGATCTCTGCCTTGCCCAGAATATAGTCGTGAAAACTGGCACGATCTGTCCGGGTGGGGATCAGGAGCACCACCGTTGTCCCCGGTTTCTGTCCTTCGCGGTAACACTTCTCTGTCCACAGTCCGGTTTCCTTGCTCCCGTAGGGCGGGTTACAAAACACCGTTTCGCCCCCCCAATTTTGCCGCAAACCATCATCGCTTTGCGTGAAATACCGCGCACACTTGTGGTTACCATCACTGGCGGCAGCGTCCAGCGTAAAATGGAACTCCGCGTCCAGCTCGTTAAACAGCTTTTGCGGCGTTTCCCAGAAATTCTTGTCGCTGGAAAACAAAGCGTCGTTCACCATGTCATTCCTCCTCCGGAAAATGTTTCTTCGTCACGGCGATGGGGAACGGCTCGATCTCGCTTGCCCACCGCGCCGCACCTCTGCCGTGTATGCGCTCCCAGATCAGCGGGAAACCTGCGATGCCGTCGAACAAGCTCCCCAGCGTCGCCCCCTCCGGCAGATACCGCGCCATGCGCCGCAGCATCCAGTCCCAGAATGGCAGGGCGATGGAGTTGCCCAGCGCCTTGTACTTCGGGCTGTCCGCGTCCTTGTGTTTCTTGCCCTTCTCATCCGTCCAGTCGCCAATGTCCACCCATCCGTCCGGGTATCCCTGCAAGCGGGTACATTCCAACGGCGTCAATCGGCGCACCACCTTGTTCTGCACCAGGTATGTCTCCGCGTCCTCTCGATAAGCGCAGTTAGCCTTTGCCCGCAGCGCGTGGCTCACGTCCTCACACATCACTGCTTGAGCATCGTGCATGGTGTTTAACGTTTGGCTGACTTCCTCCGCCATAATGCCGGCTTCGTTGGCTTGGCCGTTGCCGATGCCGTATGTAAGCGGCACTTGATTGCCGCCTGTCCCCATTCGAGCCTGCAATGCAGGGACTTGCTCCCCGCACTCGCGGATGACATCGCAGGCGTGTGTCATGTCCAGTGCCACCGCAGGGGCAACCACAGCTGGCTTATTCCCGCCGCACTCGGCGTTCAGTGTAGGGGACAGTTCCTCCTGATAGCCGATGCTCCGCGCCTGTTCACTATTGCCCAGCTTAAACCCGGCGCACAGTACGCTGTCCCGCGCCATGCCGCCGTTCTCGTTGGCATTCAAACTGTGCCATACTCCATCCTGATCGTACACCCTTGCGCTCTGCGCGTCCCAAGGATTCATGCACATTACCCCGTGGCGGTCGCCGGCGGTCAGCGTAGGGGACGGGTCGCCCTCTTTTCCGATGCCGAGACCGTTTCCGCTGCCGTCATGATTGCGGCTTTCACCGCCGCCCTGCCATCTGGTGGCTTTGTCGTTGATGGGGATAGCCGTTGCAAATACGCCATGCGAATGTGCGGCAGAAATGGTGTTCGCCGGGTCTCCCGGTTCTCCTACGCCAAATCCTGTTCCGCGCCCTAACGCTTTGTAGCGCGTAGCCACCATCAGGTTTATGGGCGTGGGCGTAAAAATCGTCTGATCGTTCCCCGTGCCCAGCGTTCCGCTTTTCTCCGTCTGCACTAACGCGCCTTTTCCTCCTCCGTCACAGCCCCCCCGGATGCGGACTGCATAAGAAGCACCTGCTTCAGTAGCTTCTGCAGATCCTTCCCCCGCCTCTCCGCTCTCCGCAATACCCCCTGACACGCTTTTGCGGTCAAATTGTATTTGGGCAGCGGATTCGCCTCCAAAATCTGCGACAACCGAGATTCTTCGGCGACGCTGTGGGGTCCCCAGACGGATAACATTTCCTGTACGGCTGTCTCGGATGGTTTTTCCCCAGTCCTTAGCGTCGTGAGTTCGCCAAGCGATAGACCACCCATCACCGTCAATGGCTCCTGCTTTTGTCCATTTCCACTTTTCCGGCAGTCCAGATAAAGAAAATCCTGGTTCTGCGATACGCGCAATTTCTTCCAGCACGGCTGCGAAGTCTTTTCCTTTGTTGCTGCTGAATGCTCCGACAACGTTCTCCCAAACGAGATACCGAGGTCTGACCATGTTACCTGTCCGTCCATTTCGCTTGTCCTCCGCTCTCATTTCTTTTACGATGCGCACCTGCTCCATAAACAGGCCGCTTCGCGCTCCCGCCAAACCGGCGCGTTTCCCGGCGATAGATAAATCCTGGCACGGGCTGCCGCCGGTGATGCACCACACCGGCTCGATCTCCGCACCGTTGATTTTCGTTATATCTCCGAGATGGATCATGGTGTTCCCCTCCGTTCTCCGTGGGAGCAAAAGTCATCAGGCTGCACCCGATGCCAACCGCGCCCCCAAATCGCGCAGAAAAGGCCGCGTACTTCGTGGTCAGCCACTTCTTTACAGTGTTCACAATCGCTGCACCGCACCCCGGGCATTACATCCACGGTGGGGCAAGCGTCAATCACACCGCTTACTTCGTCAAGCGGGCAAAGTACGGCGAACTCGTTGTCATACAGCATATCCACCAGTTTGTCCGCATCGATCAACCTCATTTCATCCTCCCTAATCTCCAAACACCACGCCGCACTCGTCCTTCAGCACGTCCTTGATGTGCTTCCGCTTGATGCGGCCCTCGTTGATCTCCTCCGCCAGCTTCTCCAGGCACTCATACAGATACGCAATGCTGTGCGTGTCCCGGCTGTCCGATGTCTCCTCTTGGACGTGCCAGCCGCACTTGTCGATGAGCGCCATCGCCACCATGTCCATGCACTCCTGCGTGCCTTGCAGTTTGCCTTTCATTATCAGCCGTTCATCCCGGCTTAAATGCTGCTTGCCCATCACTCGCCCTCCTGTATGCGCACCACCTCGTAACAGCCGTATCTGCCGCCGTTCCTGCGCGCCCTGCTTATGCCGGACCGCACGCTGGCATACGATCTGCCGGACAGCCGCGCCAGTTCCGCCGTACTCGTGCCCCACCAGCAGGGAAACCGGTATTTATCCCGCGACACGATCATATACACCGTCGTCATGGCCTTACACCTCCTCGCATCGGTGAATACGCAGGCTGTCCGCCAGCTCCTTTGTTGGTGTTTTTCGTCGCTTCGACGGTTTACGCGCCTGACAGTTTCGGCACTCCGGGTAGGGGCAGCTCATGCACTGCTCCACCTCCTCCGCCGTGGCCACCGCCATGTGATACCCATCGCTGGGAGAGAATTTACCGTCTCCCTTTGCATTTTCCGTAACTTTCCTTGCCGTCATTTCCTTAGAAAACCATGGCAGCACCGCTCCAGCCGCCATTCTCAAATACATGGTCTCCGCACCTCCTACCACGATTTCTTACACCTCCTTCACTGTAATGCCGTGGAAGTACAGCATCATCTTCCGTTTCATCACAAACACCTTGTATGTGGCGCTGGATGTGTTCCGAAAGCCCTTGCTGTCCTCTGCCACCGTCTCGCCGTCCTTTTCGTACACAAAGTCCGCCACATAGTCTATGGCGCGTTCCTTCGTTCCGTCCTTGCGTTCCTGCTTGGGCAGCAGCGGATACTTTACCTGTGTCCGCAGGTTGGTGATTTGTCCCGATCGCTGCATCAGCCACAGATCCATGTACCGCCGCGCCTCCCGCTTGCTGTCAAAGTGCATGAGCGTACCGTCCGGCATGGTCATGTCCACCTTCTCCGCGTGGAGCTTGTTTCCCTTCTTCGGCTTCTCCGTCTTGGCTTTGGCGTCCGCCGCCGCTTTCTCCGCCCTCTGCTGCTCCTGCACCTTCTGCAAGATTTGCGCCTGTGCTTTTTTGCTAAAGCGCCCGATATCCTCCATACCAAGTCCCATAAACCGCACCTTTCAGGCTTTTAGTCGTCATCAGAGCCGAATTTTTCTCTTGCGTTCCTTGATTTCTTTTTTTGATACACACCTCTGCCGTTTTCGTCCTCCTTGCGGTAGCTCAGCTCCATAAACTCCATTTTCTTCCCCTCAAAAAAGAAGTTCACATCTCCCGTGCGGCCCCGCCGGTTCTTTGCCACGCTGCACCCCACCTGCCGTATGTCGGCCGGATCTGTTTTCCAAAGGAATATCACCTTTACCGCGTTCTGCTCCAGCTCTCCGCTGTCTCGCAGGGAGGAAAGCCGCGGCCTGTCCGTTTCATTCACCGTGCGGGAAAGCTGTGCCGCCGCCACAATGGGAATCTCCATTTCCGAGGCCAGCAGCTTCAGCTCCCGGCTGATACCTCCCAGCTCAAGATTTCGGGTTTCCGTCCTCTTTTCGCCAATCATCAGTCCCAGATAGTCCACCACGATCATTTTCAGGTTTTCTATGCCTAGTGCCAGCTCTCGAATACGGCTCACCGTTACATCAGGCCCGTCGTAGAAGAAAATCGGCAGCTTCGCCTCCATGCTGGCCTCATACGCAATGTGCATCCACAGTGTTTCATCACTTTCCGGAACGCCGTCAATCATCTGATCCATGGTCAGACCACTCACGTTCTTTGCCAACAAACGCTCGCCTACCTCCCCGGCCAGCATTTCCGCCGTAACGTACAGCACCGTGTTTCCTTCTTTTGCCGCCGCCTCTGCCAGCGACATGCACATGGCGCTCTTTCCGCACCCCGGTCTTGCGCCGATCAGGATCAGCTGTCCCGGCCACATGCCTTTGAGCGTAGCGTCCAGCAGCGGATATCCTGTGTCAATGCGGTTGTCCTTCCTGCCGGATGCGCTGTCCATGGCGTCCTGCATGGCTTCCGACATGGTTTTCAGCCTTCCGCCGCGCCGCGCTTTCATTTTCTGCCGGCAGATTGCCGTCACCGCCGCCTGCGGGTCATCATCGTCACTCAGCGCTTCCATTACTGCTTGAGAAAATCGTGTTTTCTCCGCCTTTTTCTTGACGATCTTGGCGTATTCCAGCACATTGGCGCTGGTAGGCGTCACCTCCATCAGCTGCACCAGATAGCTTCTCGTATTCTCGTGATAGACGCCAGTCCGCTCCATCTCCGCTGCCACCGTCACGCCGTCAATAGGCTTTGCCTCTGTGTGCATCCGCCGAATCACCCTGAATATCTCCCGGTTCGTCTCTATGTAAAAGTCGTCCTCCTCCAGGTTCTTCAACACATCTTTTACGCATCCTGCGTCAATCAGCATAGCCCCAAGCACCGCTTGCTCGGCCTCTGGGGAATAAGCCGCCTGCCACGGGAGGGACAGCCCTTTCGCCTCGCCGTTTCTCTCAATCACGCCAATCTCCACCGGCTTCTCACTCCTTTACCGCCCCTTGCTCTTTGGTCATATCCGCGAAAATCTTGTTAAAATCACGTTTGAAGTCGTAAGCAGACTGCAC